TTTCTAATGATGATTTTTGTCGTTTTGTTAACATTAAAAGTTTTTTTTCAGTGTATTGTAATTCTTTTGGTATCATATAGTTATACTATTTTATATATATAATTGTTGTATTTAGCAAATAGTTATAGCCAATTAATCAAGTGGCTCGTCCAACTTTATTCTCAATGATGTAATTTTTGAACTCCAACCTATATCACCGAAATCAAAATCATAGTTATTTGACTCTATTGGGTAAGGGTAGCTCATTGTTTTTAATACATCGTCTGGTATTCGTTTATCAGTAATGATTTTTATTTCAAAGTCATCTGGTAATTTATTCAAAAATTTTTTCAAGTCTTTAACTAACATAGTTTTTAAAATTAACTGGCTATAACAAGCAATATAAAACAGTTGCCAGAAAACTGCATCTATATTGTGAAACGAACTACAAGGCAACCGTTTCATATTGCCGACCGTTACCAACAAGGCTAACGACACGATGTAAATCTAAAACCAAGTTTCCATAACAATTCAATTATTCTGGTTGGCAAAAAAATACTTGTCCAATTAGTCATATTTGGATGCTTCCATATTATTCTGCGTATATTTCTTATATGCCAATAGTCGGGTAACCAAGTACAATTATATTCAGCGTTTTCACTTCTTAAATTTTGTATATCTGTAGTGCTTGAAATCCAATATAAACGCCAATTTACCCAGCATTCTAATACCCAAGTTGCTCCATTTGCATAAATAATAAATGAAGCACCCAAATCTGGTAGTACACTTGATGGATACAAATCTTTATAAGGTTTGTCAATTGATAATTTTTTTGCCAATCTTCTATATTCACTATTTGCTCCTCTTGTTTGGGTTTGAGCAATTTGCAAATCAAATTCATAATTTCCTGTTATCATTTATTTTGGTTTTAATACCGCCCAGTTGGTAACAAGCGGTATAGTTAAGCAACCAATTATAATTTTGTATTTCATAGTTAGCAGTAGTGGTTGGTTGCCTAAACCATACCGCCATCCGTTACCTGCCATTTTTGGACACAGCCTCGTTAATCTTACGACACTTAATCCAACTAATGCACCCCCATTCATCAATGTTATTTTCAAAATGGTGTTCGCATTCTTGACAAGCTGCTGAACCTATACAAATTCCGTTATCTCTAAACATACATCTTTGAGTGCATTCTACATTAGGTTCTTGTCCTCGTGTTTTAAAATAATACCTTTCGTTCATATCAAGTAAAACGGCAGGTAACAAGCGGTTAGCGTCATTGCCGTTTTCGTGGATTGTTGAAGTTTTGTTTTCCATATCAATTTTTTTTTAAAGTGAAAGTTTCGTGTTTCAAAGTCGGCAACGAACGCCAACCGCCAAAACGTTATGTGCCATACGAGATTTGCAGACACCCAATTGTAATGCTATTATGATAGCCGTCATAGTAATAATCATCGCTTTCGTGTATCCATTCAAATCGCCATTGTTTACGGAGTGCAATTGACAAATAGCAATATTTCCATCTGAAAATTTTACCAGCGATAAAGTGATTAAACCCACCATATTCTTTAAGTCGGCTATCAAATAGTTGTATTCCAAACCAAAAGAACATATTGGAAAAAGTACGGCACATAACAGCACCCTTACTCAATTGGGGGTTCTGTGGTTTATCCGAGTTTTGTGCTTCTATTTTCATTTTATCTTAATTTAAAGTTTTGTGCTTCTATTTTCATTTTATCTTAATTTAAAGTTTTGTGCTTCTAAATCCGCAACTAAATATACTTGCGAACCGTTATACCCCATTTAAAGACCTCCGAACGTTCATCCGTTGTAACTTAAATTCTGAATGCTCGAATGGTAATTTTTTACGAGACATAGTATAATCAATTTTATCTTTGAGTTCAGCATATTGCGGATATTGCTCAAAGAAAGGTTTAAGGCTTCCGTAAACCTCAAACCTATCTGTAAATATTGCGAGTATTATTCTCATATTTTCACAAAGTGTTTTTTCATTAAATCTACTGCTGTCATAGGTACATCAAAGTGCCAGTTTGCACCTGCTTTTTTATTCCAAAAAATTACGCTTTCACCAACTCTTTTTGCTATAAACTCACCACCCTTATCAACTCCACGTCCTTCAAAACTTGTATTTTTAATCATTTTGCAACTGCACCCATCTGTAATAGTTGGTCTAACATCTTTGCAAAACCACATTAAACTATTTTCAAAACTATCATCTTTATACTCAAGAATACCAGAACCTCCACAAGCAAAGCATACTCCATTGGCTATGTGTTTGTGTGGTGTTGTTCCTGTTCCGTTGCATCTGTAACATTTTATCGTTTTCATAATTCAAAGTTTTAATTTATTATTACCCTACAAATATACAACGAATAATTGTAATTTCCAAATAAAAAAGCAATTATTTTACATTTAATCGTATATTTATAATAATTCTAAATAAAAACGGGGCACACACACCGTGTATAAAACATGGTGGGGTTTCTGCGTTATTTAAAGTTTGTTCCATTCTATTAAGTTATTTGTATTTTGATAGTTAGGTGGTTTCTATCCCACCACGTTTCATACACGCACCGTTATAAAACAGTTTGCTTTTTAAGGCATTCCTCACACCACACACCATTTTTGCCACGCATTAAATGTTCGTGTCCACAAAACTCGCAAACCGATTTTATAACAGGCGGTATATTGCAGGTTTTTACTATTTCTTCAGCTAATTCATTTAAGGCATCAAGAAAACTGCCATTAATCGAACCCGTGTCCAAGAAGTGATTTAGTCCGCCACGAAAACATCCGTGTCTCATGTGTTCAAGTTTTCTTTCTGCTATGCCTTTTAATACATTTTTGTCCATATAATTATATTTATGTTTTTAATCCGTAAAAATCCCAACAATATACCGCTAATAGTTAATAATTTCAGCAAAGATAATATATATATTATATATATCAAAATAAATTTAATAAAAAATTGTTAATTTTTCCAATCAAATAAGCTATTGCAGTATAGGTGCGGAAAGTAAGCAAAAAACAACGGTAAAGTGAGTTTGTAATCAAATAAAAAAGCTCCTTACGTCAATAAAGAGCTTAGTTGCGAGGGTGAGAATCGAACTCACGAGAGCAAAGGTTATGAGCCTTGCGGGTAACCAACAACCGCCTCGCTATATTATTTTACAAAAATACAAAAACTTTCCTTACATTTGCAATAAATATTAAAATTATTTTATTATGAAATATAAAGAATTTATTTTTTGGATTAAAGGATATTTAAAAGCCGTATCAAAGGACAAACCTTTAGAAGAAGTAATCAATGATGTTATTACTGAACTTGAAAAAGTATCAGAAAATGACTTGCCAAAAGCTGACAAAGAAGCTGAAAAGAATATTGAGGACTGGATAAAAAAACTACCTAAAAAAACATACCCACCGTACCCATTTCCTAACGTCCAACCAACAGTAGTAATGTACGGTTGCCAAACATCAGATTATAAACCTATTGACTATACAATAATAACAACATCAGGTACTTATACTAAAAAAGAAGAAAATGACAATAAATAATAACACCCTCAAAAACATAATCATTACAGCCTTAGTAATTATAATTGCTTTATTCGCTTGGCATGAGTTTACTGAAAAGCCCACCACAACTATTGACAATTCACAGGACAGCATAACTATTGCAAGATTAAACAATGTACTACAATTACAATCAGATTCAATAGACAGCCTTAAAACATCTAAAAACAAAGTACATGAAACTATAAAGACTGTTACTGTTTATGTAGATAGTTTGACTTTTGCGGAAACCATAGAAAGTTGTATTGCTGTTTTTGATTCTGTTGTATTAGTGCCACGTGAAAACGATACTATTATTGGCTTTACTGAAAAACAAGTAAAACAGGCAATAGCAACTGATACCATATTGAAATTAACTCGTATAGAATTATCAAAAGCTGATTCTATTATAGACATACAGGGAAATAGAATAGATACATTACAGGTAAAGAATAATGTTATTCAGATGCAATCTGACAGGTGGCAGGTGGGATATGAGAATGCTCAAAATGCGTATGCTGGTGAACTTAAGAGAAAGAAAATCTGGTGGGGTGGTAATATTGTTAGCTTCATTTTTGGTTTTGCTGTTGGAAAGTTATAATCTATATCCGCTATTGTTTGATGTTGTTGCTGAGGAAATAAATTTTTCTTGAATAGAATTGTCAGGAAAATAGTAAATATTATAATCACCACCATCGAGAAAAAACTCATTACTAAATAATTCTTTAAATAATTTATAATTGCCATTATCATTAAATGATACTAATTCTTTTAATGTAAATTGACAATTATTTTCTTTGCAAAAATCAATATATTTTTGTGTATTTTCAATAGTAGAAAATTCAGTAACAACGTGAGTAATTCTAAGTTTTGTAAAATTTATTATATATTCAAACCATTCTTTATCAGTATCAAAAAAATCACTCGAAAATACACAACGGTTAACATTATTTTTCCAAAAAGATTGTTTTGTAAATTTTTCTCTTGTATGAATATCTAATTTTATATTTAATGAATTAGTAATTTGTAATAATTTTACCCACCATCCTACAAATTCATCATATCTATAAAGGCAATCACCACCGCCAGAAACAGATACTTTTCCCTTACATTTATATTCTGATAAAAAGTTTTCTAATTTATTCCAATCTGTTTTAAGGTTTACTTTTTCGTAGGGGTGTCCTTTCCATATACAGTACCAACAATTTGCCCGACATCCAAAATTTGTAATTATACTTATATTTTTATTCATAATGAGTATGTATTATTTGTCCACAACATAAACCGGCATCTTCACAGCGTGCAATAGTATCTACAACAGTTTCTATACCTTCCTTTTTAAAATCGTCTCTAAGTTGCTGTAATACCTCGTAATTTGAGTAATTTGCAAATGTTTCTAAATTTGATGTTTGAGCAATATCAGTTTGGTTTAAAGGAATTAATTTGACAATAATTTTATCTGAATTTATATTCATTTTTTTAAGTACAGAAACATCAACAGGAACGCCTTTCATAACGATAAAATTCAATGTCACTTTTCTATTTGAAATATTTGATTTATTAACAAGGTTTATAATATTTTCCAATTCCATAACGGAAGCACCCCCAAATAACTCTTTTCTTTTCTGTTCATCTGTTGAATTTATACTTAGTTGTAAATGTAAAAAACCATCATAAATACTTTCCTTTATATTAATCATTCTCATTAATATATCAGTAGAAGTTATCCCCTGTATTGTTTTATTCGGTAAAATACTATTAAAACAAGGCAACCAATTAAACCCTTTATATCCTTTCAAATTGCAGATAATATCAGAAACATTTAAAAAATTATGAGCAGGCTCACCCATTCTGGCAAATCCTATCTTTGCTTTGTTTGTTTGTGTAACGTAAGGAGTGCATTTTATAATTTGGTCTATTTGCCACCATATTTCATGTTCTGTTAAATTTCTGCCAAATTTTAATAATGAGACATCGCAAAATTTACATTTATGAGTGCACCCAATTTGAGTGGAAACAGTCATTAACCATTTATTTGTAAACTTATCTAAATGCTTCCAAATTATTCGTGTGTCCTGCGTATTTCTAACTTCTTCATTTTCTTTTGAATCAGTCTTTACGTCTCTCATTTCGGTAAATTCAATATATCTATTATCATCTGTTTTAGCGACAAATATTCTACCACTTTGCAGATAATATACATTTTCTATTTCCATACTTTTAATTATTTAAAATTTTGCCTACTCTATACAGTTTTCGGCTTCGCTGTGCACTTATCCTATACAAGTGAGAAGGTTTTAAGAGGGTTAATTATTTATCTATGTTTTTTACAAAATATATCATTTACAGGTGCATTTCTTTGGCAGTTAGGCGAATAACACCTGTTTTTATTATCTTTTGATTTAAGAGGACAAAGTGGATTTCTGTCAACATAAGAAGTGTAGAAGTATCCGGTTAATATACACTTCCAGTCCTCTTGAATGAATGAACATTCAGAACATGAAGCTGGCATGGTCTTAACGATTACTTTTCCTACTATTCTAATCATTTTTTAACTGTTTTAATAATTCATTATATTTTGCCTCTATCTCATAGAGCCTTGCAAGCTCTGTAAGCGTTTTACCTGTTTGGAGTTTCATAATTATTCAGGTTTAATTTTACCACAAAACTCACAAGGTAAGTATCCTTTATTTGTTGCAGGAAAGTAATGGTCGCATTCTGCATCAAATTCTTTTTCACTTATTTTAAGACTACAATCTTTTTTAAGACTACAATCTTTTGTCTGTTTGCAAACGTCTTTATCTCTATGTCTGCATTTTATAGTGGTGTCTCCACAGTAGGTTGTTTTCATAATTTATAAGTCTCCTATTATTATTTGATTTTTAGCAATACGTTTCTTATGCTTTTGTATAGTACCAACTTTTACAAATGACGTACAAATAGGTACATTATCAATATACACCCATTGCTTTACGTATCCTTTAACAAGTGCATTAGTAAGTATTGAACATTGTGTTTCACCGCCTCTAAGCATTGTATCTTTTTTACAGTTTTCGCACCATATAGACATAAATCCATCACCTTCAGTCCCATTGCTCGGCAAATATAGATTATCTTTTTTCATAATTTTTATTTATTTACAAGTGATCTTCTTCTATATCTATCCAGTTAATACCATCAACACTAAATTTATGAGTTGAGAAATCAAATACAATCATATCTAAATCAATATCGAAGTTGTTAGAACTTTCATACCAGTTCGTATAAAAAGATTTTCTTATATTATTTTCTAAAAAACTTACTAAATATCTCATAATTTTATTTATTTATTTACATTATTCAAAATTCTTTTTCTTAACATCTCATCTTCTTTAAGCCTATTATAATGACATTTGCTTATCCTACCTTCACTATGCAACTTACTTGCTATAAGGTCAAGACTGTAATCTTGCCCGCTTTCTTTTACTTCTTTGATTATTGATATTATTTCGTTTCTTAGCCGTGCTCCTATGTAGTTCATTTTTGCAAATTTATAATTATTTGTAACTCCAAAATCTATTGTGTAATTTGATGGGATATTGAATTTTTTAATTAATAGGTATTTAAGCCTTGTAAAGCTATTATCTATATCATTAATAGGTATCATTACTTTAACACTATCGATTATTGTGTCCTTTTCATTAGATACGACTATTTGAAAGATTATTTTCATTTTAAAAGGGTAATTTATTTATAATAGGTTTAAAAAGTAGTGATTTTATTTTTAATAAAGATATAAAATATGTTATTATATTTAGCGGGTAGTTATATACAATCGTTTCCAACGCACAACACAACTTGCTTACCTTTTGTTGCCATATACCACAAGTCTAACATTACCTGCTTTTCACGCCTTTCTTTTTCAATCTTTTCCAAATAACGACTGTATATAACATCGTGTATAGCACATTGCTTTTCGTGTTTCAAATTATCTGTTTCCATATTATTAAAGTTTTGTGTTTCAAGTCAAGTTAAGTGTAAGCAACGTGCCATACACACATCCGTTATGTGCCATACGAGATTTGCAGACACCCAATTGTAATGCTATTATGATAGCCGTCATAGTAATAATCATCGCTTTCGTGTATCCATTCAAATCGCCATTGTTTACGGAGTGCAATTGACAAATAGCAATATTTCCATCTGAAAATTTTACCAGCGATAAAGTGATTAAACCCACCATATTCTTTAAGTCGGCTATCAAATAGTTGTATTCCAAACCAAAAGAACATATTGGAAAAAGTACGGCACATAACAGCACCCTTACTCAATTGGGGGTTCTGTGGTTTATCCGAGTTTTGTGCTTCTATTTTCATTTTATCTTAATTTAAAGTTTTGTGCTTCTATTTTCATTTTATCTTAATTTAAAGTTTTGTGCTTCTAAATCCGCAACTAAATATACTTGCGAACCGTTATACCCCATTTAAAGACCTCCGAACGTTCATCCGTTGTAACTTAAATTCTGAATGCTCGAATGGTAATTTTTTACGAGACATAGTATAATCAATTTTATCTTTGAGTTCAGCATATTGCGGATATTGCTCAAAGAAAGGTTTAAGGCTTCCGTAAACCTCAAACCTATCTGTAAATATTGCGAGTATTATTCTCATATTTTCACAAAGTGTTTTTTCATTAAATCTACTGCTGTCATAGGTACATCAAAGTGCCAGTTTGCACCTGCTTTTTTATTCCAAAAAATTACGCTTTCACCAACTCTTTTTGCTATAAACTCACCACCCTTATCAACTCCACGTCCTTCAAAACTTGTATTTTTAATCATTTTGCAACTGCACCCATCTGTAATAGTTGGTCTAACATCTTTGCAAAACCACATTAAACTATTTTCAAAACTATCATCTTTATACTCAAGAATACCAGAACCTCCACAAGCAAAGCATACTCCATTGGCTATGTGTTTGTGTGGTGTTGTTCCTGTTCCGTTGCATCTGTAACATTTTATCGTTTTCATAATTCAAAGTTTTAATTTATTATTACCCTACAAATATACAACGAATAATTGTAATTTCCAAATAAAAAAGCAATTATTTTACATTTAATCGTATATTTATAATAATTCTAAATAAAAACGGGGCACACACACCGTGTATAAAACATGGTGGGGTTTCTGCGTTATTTAAAGTTTGTTCCATTCTATTAAGTTATTTGTATTTTGATAGTTAGGTGGTTTCTATCCCACCACGTTTCATACACGCACCGTTATAAAACAGTTTGCTTTTTAAGGCATTCCTCACACCACACACCATTTTTGCCACGCATTAAATGTTCGTGTCCACAAAACTCGCAAACCGATTTTATAACAGGCGGTATATTGCAGGTTTTTACTATTTCTTCAGCTAATTCATTTAAGGCATCAAGAAAACTGCCATTAATCGAACCCGTGTCCAAGAAGTGATTTAGTCCGCCACGAAAACATCCGTGTCTCATGTGTTCAAGTTTTCTTTCTGCTATGCCTTTTAATACATTTTTGTCCATATAATTATATTTATGTTTTTAATCCGTAAAAATCCCAACAATATACCGCTAATAGTTAATAATTTCAGCAAAGATAATATATATATTATATATATCAAAATAAATTTAATAAAAAATTGTTAATTTTTCCAATCAAATAAGCTATTGCAGTATAGGTGCGGAAAGTAAGCAAAAAACAACGGTAAAGTGAGTTTGTAATCAAATAAAAAAGCTCCTTACGTCAATAAAGAGCTTAGTTGCGAGGGTGAGAATCGAACTCACGAGAGCAAAGGTTATGAGCCTTGCGGGTAACCAACAACCGCCTCGCTATATTATTTTACAAAAATACAAAAACTTTCCTTACATTTGCAATAAATATTAAAATTATTTTATTATGAAATATAAAGAATTTATTTTTTGGATTAAAGGATATTTAAAAGCCGTATCAAAGGACAAACCTTTAGAAGAAGTAATCAATGATGTTATTACTGAACTTGAAAAAGTATCAGAAAATGACTTGCCAAAAGCTGACAAAGAAGCTGAAAAGAATATTGAGGACTGGATAAAAAAACTACCTAAAAAAACATACCCACCGTACCCATTTCCTAACGTCCAACCAACAGTAGTAATGTACGGTTGCCAAACATCAGATTATAAACCTATTGACTATACAATAATAACAACATCAGGTACTTATACTAAAAAAGAAGAAAATGACAATAAATAATAACACCCTCAAAAACATAATCATTACAGCCTTAGTAATTATAATTGCTTTATTCGCTTGGCATGAGTTTACTGAAAAGCCCACCACAACTATTGACAATTCACAGGACAGCATAACTATTGCAAGATTAAACAATGTACTACAATTACAATCAGATTCAATAGACAGCCTTAAAACATCTAAAAACAAAGTACATGAAACTATAAAGACTGTTACTGTTTATGTAGATAGTTTGACTTTTGCGGAAACCATAGAAAGTTGTATTGCTGTTTTTGATTCTGTTGTATTAGTGCCACGTGAAAACGATACTATTATTGGCTTTACTGAAAAACAAGTAAAACAGGCAATAGCAACTGATACCATATTGAAATTAACTCGTATAGAATTATCAAAAGCTGATTCTATTATAGACATACAGGGAAATAGAATAGATACATTACAGGTAAAGAATAATGTTATTCAGATGCAATCTGACAGGTGGCAGGTGGGATATGAGAATGCTCAAAATGCGTATGCTGGTGAACTTAAGAGAAAGAAAATCTGGTGGGGTGGTAATATTGTTAGCTTCATTTTTGGTTTTGCTGTTGGAAAGTTATAATCTATATCCGCTATTGTTTGATGTTGTTGCTGAGGAAATAAATTTTTCTTGAATAGAATTGTCAGGAAAATAGTAAATATTATAATCACCACCATCGAGAAAAAACTCATTACTAAATAATTCTTTAAATAATTTATAATTGCCATTATCATTAAATGATACTAATTCTTTTAATGTAAATTGACAATTATTTTCTTTGCAAAAATCAATATATTTTTGTGTATTTTCAATAGTAGAAAATTCAGTAACAACGTGAGTAATTCTAAGTTTTGTAAAATTTATTATATATTCAAACCATTCTTTATCAGTATCAAAAAAATCACTCGAAAATACACAACGGTTAACATTATTTTTCCAAAAAGATTGTTTTGTAAATTTTTCTCTTGTATGAATATCTAATTTTATATTTAATGAATTAGTAATTTGTAATAATTTTACCCACCATCCTACAAATTCATCATATCTATAAAGGCAATCACCACCGCCAGAAACAGATACTTTTCCCTTACATTTATATTCTGATAAAAAGTTTTCTAATTTATTCCAATCTGTTTTAAGGTTTACTTTTTCGTAGGGGTGTCCTTTCCATATACAGTACCAACAATTTGCCCGACATCCAAAATTTGTAATTATACTTATATTTTTATTCATAATGAGTATGTATTATTTGTCCACAACATAAACCGGCATCTTCACAGCGTGCAATAGTATCTACAACAGTTTCTATACCTTCCTTTTTAAAATCGTCTCTAAGTTGCTGTAATACCTCGTAATTTGAGTAATTTGCAAATGTTTCTAAATTTGATGTTTGAGCAATATCAGTTTGGTTTAAAGGAATTAATTTGACAATAATTTTATCTGAATTTATATTCATTTTTTTAAGTACAGAAACATCAACAGGAACGCCTTTCATAACGATAAAATTCAATGTCACTTTTCTATTTGAAATATTTGATTTATTAACAAGGTTTATAATATTTTCCAATTCCATAACGGAAGCACCCCCAAATAACTCTTTTCTTTTCTGTTCATCTGTTGAATTTATACTTAGTTGTAAATGTAAAAAACCATCATAAATACTTTCCTTTATATTAATCATTCTCATTAATATATCAGTAGAAGTTATCCCCTGTATTGTTTTATTCGGTAAAATACTATTAAAACAAGGCAACCAATTAAACCCTTTATATCCTTTCAAATTGCAGATAATATCAGAAACATTTAAAAAATTATGAGCAGGCTCACCCATTCTGGCAAATCCTATCTTTGCTTTGTTTGTTTGTGTAACGTAAGGAGTGCATTTTATAATTTGGTCTATTTGCCACCATATTTCATGTTCTGTTAAATTTCTGCCAAATTTTAATAATGAGACATCGCAAAATTTACATTTATGAGTGCACCCAATTTGAGTGGAAACAGTCATTAACCATTTATTTGTAAACTTATCTAAATGCTTCCAAATTATTCGTGTGTCCTGCGTATTTCTAACTTCTTCATTTTCTTTTGAATCAGTCTTTACGTCTCTCATTTCGGTAAATTCAATATATCTATTATCATCTGTTTTAGCGACAAATATTCTACCACTTTGCAGATAATATACATTTTCTATTTCCATACTTTTAATTATTTAAAATTTTGCCTACTCTATACAGTTTTCGGCTTCGCTGTGCACTTATCCTATACAAGTGAGAAGGTTTTAAGAGGGTTAATTATTTATCTATGTTTTTTACAAAATATATCATTTACAGGTGCATTTCTTTGGCAGTTAGGCGAATAACACCTGTTTTTATTATCTTTTGATTTAAGAGGACAAAGTGGATTTCTGTCAACATAAGAAGTGTAGAAGTATCCGGTTAATATACACTTCCAGTCCTCTTGAATGAATGAACATTCAGAACATGAAGCTGGCATGGTCTTAACGATTACTTTTCCTACTATTCTAATCATTTTTTAACTGTTTTAATAATTCATTATATTTTGCCTCTATCTCATAGAGCCTTGCAAGCTCTGTAAGCGTTTTACCTGTTTGGAGTTTCATAATTATTCAGGTTTAATTTTACCACAAAACTCACAAGGTAAGTATCCTTTATTTGTTGCAGGAAAGTAATGGTCGCATTCTGCATCAAATTCTTTTTCACTTATTTTAAGACTACAATCTTTTTTAAGACTACAATCTTTTGTCTGTTTGCAAACGTCTTTATCTCTATGTCTGCATTTTATAGTGGTGTCTCCACAGTAGGTTGTTTTCATAATTTATAAGTCTCCTATTATTATTTGATTTTTAGCAATACGTTTCTTATGCTTTTGTATAGTACCAACTTTTACAAATGACGTACAAATAGGTACATTATCAATATACACCCATTGCTTTACGTATCCTTTAACAAGTGCATTAGTAAGTATTGAACATTGTGTTTCACCGCCTCTAAGCATTGTATCTTTTTTACAGTTTTCGCACCATATAGACATAAATCCATCACCTTCAGTCCCATTGCTCGGCAAATATAGATTATCTTTTTTCATAATTTTTATTTATTTACAAGTGATCTTCTTCTATATCTATCCAGTTAATACCATCAACACTAAATTTATGAGTTGAGAAATCAAATACAATCATATCTAAATCAATATCGAAGTTGTTAGAACTTTCATACCAGTTCGTATAAAAAGATTTTCTTATATTATTTTCTAAAAAACTTACTAAATATCTCATAATTTTATTTATTTATTTACATTATTCAAAATTCTTTTTCTTAACATCTCATCTTCTTTAAGCCTATTATAATGACATTTGCTTATCCTACCTTCACTATGCAACTTACTTGCTATAAGGTCAAGACTGTAATCTTGCCCGCTTTCTTTTACTTCTTTGATTATTGATATTATTTCGTTTCTTAGCCGTGCTCCTATGTAGTTCATTTTTGCAAATTTATAATTATTTGTAACTCCAAAATCTATTGTGTAATTTGATGGGATATTGAATTTTTTAATTAATAGGTATTTAAGCCTTGTAAAGCTATTATCTATATCATTAATAGGTATCATTACTTTAACACTATCGATTATTGTGTCCTTTTCATTAGATACGACTATTTGAAAGATTATTTTCATTTTAAAAGGGTAATTTATTTATAATAGGTTTAAAAAGTAGTGATTTTATTTTTAATAAAGATATAAAATATGTTATTATATTTAGCGGGTAGTTATATACAATCGTTTCCAACGCACAACACAACTTGCTTACCTTTTGTTGCCATATACCACAAGTCTAACATTACCTGCTTTTCACGCCTTTCTTTTTCAATCTTTTCCAAATAACGACTGTATATAACATCGTGTATAGCACATTGCTTTTCGTGTTTCAAATTATCTGTTTCCATATTATTAAAGTTTTGTGTTTCAAGTCAAGTTAAGTGTAAGCAACGTGCCATACACACATCCGTTATAAGCCATTTTACGACAGCTTCACAACAATTAAATCGACACCTGACGGAATTTCAGAAACATTGATTTGAACTTCTGAACCTCTGAAATATCTGAAAGGCATTTCAATTGAAACCCCATTATCTAAATAACCGAGTATCGCTTCGGATTTAATGTCTTCCAAATCATCGCCACCAAGTTTGCCTTTGAAAAATTCAGAGGTTTCTTTTGGGAACGACAATTCGTTTTCGATACAGAATTTTACAGCGTTGTAATGTTTCTGAAATTCCTTGCTTTCTTTGCTTGAATAAGCTGTTGCGTTTAATGATACTGACATTGTTTTTAAATTAAATTGTTAAGCCAAACACGAATAAAAACGGCTTATAACAGTGGTTTGGCAAAATACCGCCACAAGCCTTTGTACTATATTTGAACATTCTGCAAGGCGGTACTTCGCCAAGCCACCAACCGTTACATCCCCCTAACCTTCCCGCAATAATTTCCATCACTCGCATAGGGCAACTCCTCAAGAAATTTATAATAATCACCGCCCTTATATTTTCTCTGAACTAAATTCTTGTAAGCCAAAACGCTTTCAATCCAATGTTCAAATATATAGTATTTTCCCGAAGCAGAATTAAAAAGCCCGAAAATATTTTTATCCTCAACTGCAAGACGTGAGGTATAATTTCCACTTTCAAATTTAGCTTGTTTTAGGACTATGTGGCTTGCTTTCGCCTCGAAGCACTCCAAAGCATTAAGTAAGTTGACATCGTTCAGCTCCGTAGAGAAAAACAGGGTGTCTGTGTTTTGTATCGGCAATGTTTCAAGGGTAGTTGATATTCTGCCAAATTCAAAGATGAGGAATATTGATATGATGTAGAGGGTGGGTTTCATATTTACTTTGGTTTTAGTTTTAAAAAAGTTATGTGGCACAAAACATTGTTATTTGTTTTTATTATGCTAATTTTGAGTAATCGTAATTCGGAAATTGATTAGTAAAAAAATTAATTACTTCGTGCAGATGATTTATATCTCTGATTTGTAAACGTGCTACTATATTCATTTCTTTGAGGTTGTCAAGTCGTATTAACTCACATTCTTTAGTTTCTTTACACCAGTCAAGATAAATGAGTTTAGTTAGTTTTTTAGTAATAATAGAATATTCGTATCCATGCTCATTGAAGTAATTAGTATCACTTTTCACTTCATCAATAAAGCCTAAATCTATAACGGTTTTGTATTTGAATTGGTTTAGTTTCATGTTATTGCAAATATTAATGTTGCTCAATTAGTTCTTCAACGGCAGCCATAAACATCATTTGTGCTATTCCGCTATCTTGATAAGTTGCTGTTTTACTAATTTTCAACAACGCTGGTATTACTTCCAATTTATTAGCCTTCATTACTTCTTTGACAATATGAGTATAAGGCTGTAATTTTGTTTTGTATTCCTCTTTGAATAATGATTTTGCAGTATCTCTACAATCGTAAAGTTTGGCTGCTATTTGTATGTTGTTCATGTTATTAAATTTTTAATTTTTATTCATTATTATTTTCTGCTTCCTCAACTTCTCTGTCATTATCAATTAGTAGTCCTAATAGGTAGGTGTCTTCGTTCATAATTTATGTATTTGTTTATGATGTTGTTCACAAAGTATGGTAATATAATCCATATATTCTAATTCTTTTCCTACTATATTAACTCCATTAACCCAATATTTAATATGATGTAGTTCTAATGGTAAATCTCTTCTTTTACAAACAGTACAAGCAAACCCATCACGCAGGAGAGCTTTCGCTCTCACCGCTTTGTGATAGGAGTTTTGTAATAAATAAACGTAATTACTCTTTCTTCCTAATTTGTGTTGCAGTCTTGCCATTCTTTTTAAGAGTATCTTTTAATGATTTACCACCATTTTCAAAAGTAGGTTCTTCAGTATTAATATTCATAGTCGTACTACTTTCTTCTATAATAGGTGCTTCATGATTACCACCATGTTCGTTATTTACATTACCTACTTCTGTTGTGTCAAAATCTTCATGTTTTTCAACAATTATAGTACTATCTATTCCGGTACCGGTAATTTCAATTCTATTAAAACTATCACTATTATCAATTATTCCTTGCATAGCATCAATAGAATTTTGTACAAAATCATCATTAGAAACACTGACAGTATTATTTTTTAATATGCCATGGTCAAAATAATCTTCATTGATTTTAGCCTGATTAAATAATTCTTGTCTTTCCTTTGGAGACATTTCACTGATTTTTACTAACCTCATTTCTTTATCAATGAATGTATAATAATAGAAAGTACCTTTATATGGTATTCTCCAAGTAAACTTTTGGTCTAATTTCATTTCAACTACACCGGCTTTAACAGTTTTAGCTAATACTTTAGCTTCAAGGTCATAATTTGCTACATGAGTTAAGGCATTATCAAGTTCTTTCTTAGCTTCTTTAGCAGCTACACTTTTCTTTAAAACATCTTCTTCAAGGACCGGAAGTAGGTCTTCAAGAATATTATTTATCTTTTTACGGATTTCAGTCTTTTCTACATGATCCATTACTCTGTCAACAGTTAATGCATGATTTTCTGTTACAAACATTCTTTCCATGTGCTCAATAACTACATCAGCAGTTATTTCACCTTCAGGAAGGACAATATGCTCTGGCAATAGACAACTTGAAGTGTTAACTACAAATTCAATATGTGCCGGGCGATAATTCTTTAAATCTTCTGTTTTTATTTCCATTTTAATTTTTTTTATTATTAATAAATTCGATTGCTTTCATTAGTTCGTTTAAATTTTTGACAAATATTATATCCCATTCACTAAAAATTGAACGGAATAGTTTCATTTTTAATTTTGCGATTTCAGTTGTCCAACCTTTACAGTCAACAGCTACCTTTTTTTCTTTAAATACAAAGTCTATGGTCCATGATGTTTCCTGAATATTCTTTTTAGTATAACGGTCATAACATTTAGGTATAAGTATAAATTTTTCTTGAAATGTAAAATTGATTTTAAGCGTTTGTAAAGCACTTTTAAGTTGAAACTCTAACTTAGAGTCAGCGATAACATTCCCTTCTATATCGAGCACCTTTTTGGCATTTCTTACACGTTTATTCTCTGTAGTTGGTAACTTCATAGGGTCTCTAAATAATTGTTTTAATCCTTTGTCTTTTAGTTTACCTTTTGTACCTACTTTTATGGAACCATTATTAAGAGCTTCCCGAAATTGTTCAGATGTCATTATTTCTGTTCTATTCATCTTTTTTAGGTAGTATTCCTGTTCCGTTTGTTATACGCATAAGTGTAGTATATTCTTCAATAGCTTTAAATATTAAATTTTTCATAAAATCACTTAGTACCATATCAAAAGCTTCGTAACTATCAGGGTATTCATTCTTTAAAAATTCCTTAAATTTCATAATTATTAGTTTAAATTTATCAAATTACTTGTGTGTAGCGTGTAGACATTTACGTTTATATCTTTTCCTATTAATTTTGCTGTAATAACTTCATTATTTAGAATAACAGTTATAAGATGTGGCGGCAGATTAAAAAGTTTATTATCTGTATCAGTAATATCAAAAGGTATTACTATCTTATTAACAATATCTAAAGATGGTTGATTGTCAACAGCCTTTATAAGAATATTCAAATATTGCATTGGTTGACTTATACTTATTATGTTCATTCCTTAAATTCTAAATAATTACCAGTAATATTAAAATCTAAATCTAAAAAAAGTCTATCATTTCCAATCCATCCGCCTGATCTATTTTTAAAACAGCTAACATACAAAAGATTTTTAAGATATTTAGAAAAAGGTTTCATTTCTTGTAATAGATTATCTTTAACTCCAAACCAATGTAATAATAAGCCTACTGTGGGTAAATCACTATATCGACTGCTTCCTTTAATAGAATTATCGTCAGGTATAAAAGCATTTTTAAGATTATCTTTAGCGAAATTCTCTTTTCCTATATGATGTAAGACAATTATAAGATATGAAGTACCAAATAATTTTTTAGCTTCATTTCTACAAACATTTATTCTATTACAAATATAATCATCATCAGCAGTTTGATTTTGTTTATTGCCATGGTCTGTAAGTTGCATTATATTATCAATGATAAGTATAGGAAAAGTAGGTTTTTGAGGATTATCAGTTTTTTTTCTTTGTTTAAGAAATACTTTCCAGTTAGTTAATATTTCATTCATTGATAATTGCCTATCTTGAAATTCTATATCAAATCCACTTATTACAGACCTAAGCATTTCTATTTTATGATGTTCTTTGAATCTACTATTTTTTCTTATAAGTAACTTAGCAGGTATTCCTACCTCTGAACTTATCATCTTAGCAATTATCATTCTAATCTCATCTTCCATAGAATTCCATTGAATACAAACATTTTTATCTTTGTTATGATTGACAAGAATGCGTTTCATTAAATCAACAACTACAGAAGTTTTTCCAGCACCTTTACCAGCAGCTAACATTAAAATCCCATTAGATAGATATAATTTTTTATCAAAAAAGTTTAATCCGGTATTTAAATTTTCTATTGCTAATTCTTCACTTAATAGCATATTAAAACCATCAGCAGCAGTTATGAATATACTATCAGTAAGTTCTTGTATCTTTTCAGCCTCACTGATAGCAAATTCAATGTCTTTAGTACTTTTAGTATTACGAAATAAATCATTTCTATATTCTCTATAAAGAGTATTAAAATAAGAATCTATTCTATCAGTTGTTATTGTTCCCTCTTTTGCTTGTTTGATAACGTAATTGAAATCTACATCACAATCTTTTACTTTCATTTCATAGAGAACAATAGGATATTCAATAGGATTATCATCATCTTCAATCATTTTTTCTATTACTGTATAAATTACATATTCTCTTTTAGTAAAAACATTCTTTTCTTTGATAAGAAATTTATGTCTTAGGGGGTTCATGAGTAATGAATAAAAATAGTAACAAAAAAGACTTCGTATAGTAGTGTTATTTTCAATCATTAGTTTTTATTGTATTTCTAAATTGTGTATGAGCTTCTTCTATTTGTTCAATTGTAACATCACCAAAGATAAGTTTAAAACGTGGATCACTTTCAGGAATATTTTTTCTTATTGTACTTTCATACAATTTATCATCTATATATTGATAAATTGATAATAATTTATCTTTTTTACCAACAAATTCTTTTCCTCTTTTTCCCACTGATTCTTGCCAATCTTGTGCATATTCTTTATACCTTTCACAAAGAAGTTTAAAAGTAAGTTTTTCACCTGTAGGAAGTACTGGATCATTTTCAAGTCTTACTTCTGTATAGTGCTTAGTATTGGTGAAGTTATGTAATGGATTAGAGAAATAGGGATTTAAATCCCATAATTCTTTTTTAAAAATTTCGTCAGTCATATTAACAACTCCTTATTTTATTTCCTTCTTCGCAAAAAGCTTTTGGGTTTAATTCAGATTTATTCATAACATTACAGTGGCATTTATGGCATCCTCTTTTTCTATCAACATCATTATAAGGTATAGGTAAAAACCCTCTATCATAATATACTTTAAGAAGTTCTATTGACTTTCTCATACGTTCATAGAAATCTCTTTGTCTATTATGATTAGTGAGCATTTCTTCACCCTTTTCATTAACATCATGCTTACATCTTCTAAAGAGTTCCATATCTTTAATATCGACTTTATCATAACCTATTACAAAGTAAATGAAAACTAATTTATGAAGGTTATTAATTACTTGCTGAGTAAAGATATTATCATAACCTACTTTTGTTTCAAATTCCGGATATGTTTTCTTGCATAAATCAATATCTATATGATCCATAAGCCAATAAATGCTATCTGGTTGACAATGGTCCATATACTCAAAGTTTTTACGCCATGCATATTCTCCCCAGGTTGAATTTATATCAGAACTCATTTTAAGGTCAAGAGCACATAATTTAAGTCCATCTTTAAACCATATGATAGTAGGGAAACAGTCAAGTTCAGTAACAAGATAAACATTTTCTTCTACTTTGCATATTACCGGTACTTGAGTATTATAATGAGGAATAATATTAATTTGATTGGCAATAATAAATTTATTAGCTTCTGTTATTTGCTGCCTTATATTGACTTCATCTTTTAAAGGTAGATGAGTTTTCTTATGTTTTTCTAAATCTTCTACTTTTTTACCTTTAGCACAACTTCCTAATAAGAGTGTTTCACCAAACATTCCTTTAATCATATAAGAGGTAGGAAAATCGAAATTATGTTTTATATCACATTCATAGAGTTCGAGAGGACAATGTAATATTGGTTCCTGATTTTTATCATAAAGACGTTTTATAATACTTTGGGATATATGTATTATTTTATTTTCCTCTTTCTTTACTGGTTCTACTTTATTATTTTTTATTAAATCAGAAAGACTTCCCATAATTAAGATTTAAAATGTTCTTTTAATTTCATGCTAACTTCACATATCCATTGGGCAGTAGCTTCTAATTTATCTTTTTCTATTTTACCATTAGCAAATAACATACAAGCGTTCGTGATTGCGTTACCAACCATCTGCCCTATTTGATTATCAACATTATTAGAAGCTCTATCGTATGCTTTAGAGAAAGTAGATTGTTCTTTTTTAATTTTATATCCACCTCTACCATCTTCGGTCATAGAATATTCAAATTCATCACCTTCTTTAACACCATCTTTTGCTTTAGTGCCTATTTGTCCTTTATCACCATTTTCCATTTCTATTTCAGAATAAAATACTATCATTCCAGAAGTAGGGTTTTTCCATTCTGATTTAAATGTTACCTTAGTTACCTTTGATTTTTTCATTTTATTAAATTTTATTTATTTTATATTTATTTTTATTTTGAGCATTAATCATCATTTCTCTATATTCTGGATTATTCCAATTTTTTTTCATAATATTACTATGTTTTTTTCTTAGATTATCGGGAAGATTTTTATGAAATATACTCATTTTATTTTTTGTTTCCTGAGACATATTTAATTTAGAAATACTCATTTTTTGTTTAGTATTTTCTGAACGTTTTTTTCCTTTTATTTTACATGTTATTTTATCCGTATGTTCTTGTGTTCTTGGTTTTCGTTTAATTCCTTTTAATGCTAAACTTCTTTTTTCATTACTTTCCTTACTTTGAGTTTTTCCTGTTTTAATATTTTTTATTTTTAATTTAGTTTCATCAGACATTTTACCTTTTGCACCACCACCTTCTCTTAAATTCAATCCATATTTGGAATTGAAACATTGAAAAAGTTCTATATAATATTTTTCTAATTCATTAAGTTGTTCCAAATTACATTCTTGCAATATTTCAAATTTATGTTTATCATATCCATGTTTTTTAAGAGAAGAATATAATTTAGATTGTTGTTTGCAAATTTTATATTTATAATCCTTAAATCTTTCTTCTATATGAATTGATTGTCCAATATAAATTTTCTTACTTGGTGATGTTATTTTATATATGCCTATCATAATTAAAAATTTAAAAGCCTCAAACAATTAGGTACGAGCTAACCGAAAGAGGCTTCGAGGTTTTACAACCAATATCTTTCAAATCTCGTACATTTGATTATACAAAGATATAAAATTATTTTTAATAATTAGTTACTTTACTTTTCTTTGCCATTTTAATTTATTTTTAAATTATTTTTTTTTCAAATATTTGCATAACGATTTTTCCCTTGCATGTATTAAGAATGTTGGCGAATGAACAAATGATTGTTTAATGAGCAAGTCTTTAAAACTTCTACTCTTAAATACCCATTCTTATATTCTTCTTATTCTTTTACATTCAATTAGCATAGTCTTTATTACAACACTAAGACTATCAATACTACTCCTCAACCAAAGATGCCCTTGTACATCATACTGTTTTAGCTCTCCAGCCATGCAAGTACCTGTTGTCAATCGTAAGACAGTGCAGGAATTATTACAGTATAGTTTGTGTAGTTTCTCCGTATTTTTTCTGCTTTTATAAGTGTGTAAGCATTGGTTTAAAATACCCGAACCGAAAACCATATATATTAAGAAAGCAAACCGCTCCTTTTTATCATCAGAACCACCCGAATAAGAAGAAAAGAGCAAAGTTTGCCTCTTAATAGTTATGCTTAATAAGAAAAATCTATCTAACATTTGGCTCTGATGAATTATAAATACACTCCAAAGATAAATAAACTTTTTTAATTACCAAACATTATTTTAAATATTTTTTAGGTATAAAATAAGCAGAACTGCCAAACATATCACTATCAGCTAAAGAAGCTTTTTTATTAGTCATGTATTTCTGACTTTCTGGCCATCTAACTAATATATACTCATTATCATTTATTACTGGTACTTCTATAAACTCATAGAATTTACTTTCATAGTATTCTACCCAGCGATTATAAAGAATTTGAAACTCTTTATTATAATGAATTTCTATTGGTTTATTATCAGTGTTTTCTTCATATATTCCTGAATAGTCATAAATATCATCATCATCAATAAATGAATCTGAATTATTTTGCATTTCATCTCTGGCAGAATTGAAGGATAAGTCGGCTATTAACTTACTAAAGTTTTGTTGTATGTAATTTCTTTTCTCGATGTCTTGTTCTTTAAATTTTCCCATATAAGTCTGTTTCTTTTATTAATGAATATAAGTATCTATAAACAGGTTTTTTGTTTATTATTTCGTATTCAAATATTTCATAATCTTCTGTGAATACTTTTTTAGTCATTGGTAACTTACACCTTATTTTACCAATAGGTCTTTCTACTAAGGTATGTTCATCCCATTTCATAATTTTAATATTAAAAGGAGTACAGTACTCCTTATTAAATGATTACTTTACATCAATTTTAGTTACTAATTCTATTTCTGCTCCTCCTACTATTTCTTCAATAATCGGGATTTTCCCATAGCGCTCGAAAATCTGCATAGCTTTTTCATAGTTTTCATCATCAAACATTCTAAGGTCTCCCACATAGATAAGAGGATTACCATTTAATTTTGTTTGGCAAAGATATTCAATAAGTATTAAACCAAGTTTACTTTCACTTATTTGACTTTCATCTATTTTCAAACCGTCAATAAGGAAACTATCTTCACTAAAAGTAACAGAGGAACCAAGATTAATTTTAGCTATGAGTTCGTCTCTCTTTTTCTTTTTATCTTCTTTCTCTTTTTCTTTTGCCACCAGTTGAATTTGTAAAGGAGATATTTCTTTAAAATGAGAGTCATAGGTTGCTTTTCTTTTAACTGCATTATCATAATTATTAATATGAGGTGTAATGTTATCAAACAGTTCTTTAGCTGCAAAGTATTCTTCTTCTGTACAAGGAGCATCAGAGGCTTTACAATTCTCTATTTTAGCATTGAGCTCAGCTATTTCATCATCAGCAGTTTTAATATTCTTTTCATACTCATTCTTTAATCGAATAAGTTCAGCTTCATAATCATTTCTAAGCTTATCCTTTGCACGTTCTTGTTTAACCTTATTATCTTTATGATTTTCAAGTAAAGTATCAACAGAAGCGTTAGATTTAACCCAGTTGTTATAATTTTCTACTATTGCTTTCTTTTCATCATAAAGTACTTGTACTTCATCAATTTCATTAAGTATAGTTTGTTCATCTTCTGTGAGTGCCCAGGACTTTAATACTTCCTGTTTAGAAGTGAGTAATCCTTTTATTCTATGTATCTCTTTATACAGTGGAGACTCAGTAACCATTTCTTTATCTATTGCAATTATAGCTTCTCTATCAGTATCATCTAATAGTTTATAGAATAGATTTTTAAGTAAGTCTTTTCTTCCTTCTGCAGTTACAGCTTTCTTAAAGAAATCATCAACCGATATTACAGTAACAGCACCCATTATTTCTCTTATTTTACCTACTTGAGATACTTTGTTACCTTCTTTATCAATTAACTTAAAAGTGAATTTACCTGTATTATCAAACCAGTGGGTAATATGCACAGGAAATCCATCTTTATCAACGAGGTCAGCTTCTTTATAACCTTCAACTTCACCTTGCATTACAGGTTGAGGAGTTATTTTCATAGCACCTACCATTTCGGCAAGTCCTATTGCAGCACCGGTTTTACCAGTCCCATTACTACCAATAAAGAAAAGAGCTTTAGCACCTTCTACTTTAAATGATTTTTCAGCAAATTGTTTGTAGTTTCTGTAGTGTAATTCTACATCAATAGTTTTATTCATTTTATTTATTTATTTCAGTTAAAAATTCTTCTCTTGGTAAAGTTTTAGATAGTTCATTTTGTGCTTCACCCATTATTTTTACTAAAGCCCATGAACTTCTTCCGACAGTATGACAATATATTGCTTTTCCTTCTACATAAGTAAAGCCCATTTCTCCTTTTATATACTGTTTATATATTCGTGTAACGTATGACATAGTCATTCTACTATCAGGAGGATAGTTGTGTACTTTTATTTCACCTGTATCTTCCCATATAGTATTATCATCTACTTTAAATTGTTTATTATAGTTCATAATTGTTTTATTAGTTCTTTATTTAAATGATAATTACCTATTACTTCACATTGAGATAACGAACTTGCATTTTGAGGATATGATAAAGCTTCCATAATAAGAGCATCAGTATGAACAAGGTCGTTACAGTTATCTTTCCAGTAGTTAGCTTTTATTGCAAAGCCACCAGCAACAGCATATATTCTAAATATTACTCCTTCATTATCTTTAAGTAAATCATCTGAATATATCTCTACATCGTTTTTGTCTTTAATACCAATGTACTGCATTAAGTCAATACAGACATCGTCAGCATTAACCCATCCCTTACCTTCCTGATAAATTGCATTACAAGTATAGTTAGTATCATTTAAGTCTGTATTACCAACCAACACCTTATAATTCATTTCTTTTTTGATTTTATTCCAAGCTCGGAATTTTATTATTTTATTCATTGTTTTCTTTTAAGTCAAAGTAATTCATACATTCTTTCATTCCTATTAAATCAAGTAGTTTACCATGATCGAAATGACTTACCACTTCAATCACTTTTATGTTATCTAAAACATTATCTACATCAGCACCATCAATATCAAGTGCTATTTTACCTGAGTAACCTACCGATATTTGGCAATCTTTACATTCAAAATTTAAATTCATTGTTTATAAAAGTTTTGTTGTTCTTTTAATTCTGTTTCTATAAGATGTTGAGTAAATTCTTTATCTAACTCAGAAGAAATTACTGGTATGTCGGAAGAAACTTTTTCTCCCTCCATACAAACTGCATTTGTATTTTCATTTGCATTTGCATTTGTATTTTCATATTCAGTGTTTGCTTCATTTTTTGCTAAAGCAAAATCATTCTTTATTTTCTTTAGTTTTGATTGAGTTTTTTTACCACCTAAACCACCTGCTAATGCTCTCTGTTCGCTTACTTGATTATCTTTTACCATTCGTTTTTGAATAAGAGAATCACCATCAATATATATTACCTTTTCAGATAATAATTCTATTAATCCAGTTTCAATAGTAGCAACATCATAAGGAAGTTGTTTAGCAAGTTGTAAAGCAAAATTTTTATGTGTGCTTGTAGTTTGCTTGTACTTTTGCTTTAGCAAAATAATTCCATATTGTTCTGATTTATGCATAGCACACATTATTCTTATATAAACACCAGTTGCTAAAGCAGAACATTCTATTAGCTTTTCATCAGTGATGAAGTCTTGTACATACAAAGGAATGTATGGTTGATTTCTTAATGCCATATTATAGTGTAATATAAAAAGCCGTATGATAGGCTCTATGGATTAGAGTAACTGTATGCCCTAAGACTAAAACAACAGTATTTTTACCTATCTGTACGACCTCTTTTATTAAATAATTTCTTTTCATTTTTGTCTTAATTTTGGAATATTAGCGTCCAACTAATATTAAGACAAAGATATAAAAATTTATTTAATTAAGCACAGATAGATAAAAATATTTGTTAATTCTTTTTACGTTGTTCAAGTTCATAATAATACTGTTCTTTTCTTTTGGTATATTCAGCATCAGAAGCAAGTTCTTTGAATTCTACTTCTTGTTTTAGTGTTTCATCAGTAATAGCTTCAATAAGCATATTATCCCATACTACATCATTTATCATCTCTTGTTTATTTTCCCATATACACATAGAACAAGTAGGATAGTCCATAAAATGAGTTTGTATTGAATAATATTTGCCATTATGAACCCATATTATAAAGGTAAAAGATTCATCATGAGCAAAGCATAATGTCTGTTTTTGGTCTAAGTACTGCATTTCTTTTTCTTTTTAGGTTTTTTAGTATCATTTATTGCTTTAAGATAAGTATTATTATCATACTTTTTCATTAAATCAGCAAGTTTATTATCATTATAATATTGACTTATTATATCCTTTGGTATATTAGGATATTGTTCAAACATTTGTTCTAATGAGTTGTACTCTAATAGTAGGAAGTTAAGTCTATCGTGTGTCATAAGCAATTTATTTTATAGAAATATTCTATTCCTGAATGGACAACAATAATATGAGTTTTAGTTCTGTAATAGTTATATGGATTAAACCAACCTAAGTCTTTGAGTGGCTTTATATCAAACCCAAAACTAACAAAATGCTCAGGGCAAAATTCTTTAAGAAGTCTATTAATGATATACTTATTTGCTCTTATAGCACCTTCCATTAATTTATCCCATTTAGTTAGAGTAATACTACAACAATCATATTCACAGTAAAGAGAATTAATTGAATTATAAAATTTATTTGCTCTCATATTTTTCATAGAATGAATACCATTTTAAATACTGTTCTTTAGATTTAAAGAAATTATTAGGCTGGCTTTTCTTTATATTTGTTATTGGTATAAAAGTAGTAAGTACATCATTAACGTCAAAAGGCATAGAAACGTTTTCACCACCATTATGACATTTACCAAATTCTGAATATCCACAACCCGACCAACGATAGGGTACTTTATAAAAAGCTATACCATTAATACTCTCACCCTTAAAGAAGCATAAGCTATTTTGTAATTCATTATTTCTATTAAAATATACTTCTACTTCGGGATCAGCTTTAATGACATTATCTGCTAATTCTTTTAATTCTTTATTATTACGTTCAAGACGTAATCTGTAATGTTCTAAATAATCACTCATATAAGTTCATTTTCTAATTTTTCAACAATAGTACCTAACTTAATTATAAATTCTTCAAAGTCCTCTAATGATTGTCTTAAAGTAAAAGCTGAACAATAATCTTTTGCTTGTCTATGGATTGTAATTTCTTCATCAATATCAAAACTATCTACCCATCCTATAAACTCTTTTTTACTAAAAGGCATAAGAGTAATAATCATATCTACACCACCGGTTGTCCATATTTCTAATTCAGCACATTGCTTTTTATCCTGTTTGAATAAATGTACTGAAAAACCATTATCATCAAAGAATTTAATTAGCTTATCTTGTTCTGAATATTCAGTAACATCATTATATGTCATACTAACAAAGTCATTAGAGTCTAAAACATGTACTGAATTTTGGTAATCACTTTGTACTTTTAAAAATGCTTCATGGTAAGAATCAGCTTTTACTTCTATTATTTTAGATAATGTTTCAAGTATCTCAATTTTATACTTTTTCATAAGTTTTCTTGTTTTAAAAGTTCATCAGCAAGTATAAAAGATTTCGTAATTATATCTTGTAAATCTGATTTATGAAATCTTTCATTTATTATTAATCCTTGCATAGCAGTACAAGCAGCATAAAATCTTTTATTCATTCCTGTGCCTTTCCATAAAGGATTGTCAGTTGTCGGAAAAGCAGAAGTTTGTCCTAATTTATTATTATTTTCCATGTTTCTTAACTTTAGTTAATATAATCTCAAAATCTACCAGCATATCACTTGTTACCCACTTCTCTTTAAACGCAATAAGTAATTCATATAAAGTGCTGTCTTTAGAAGAGGCTCTCTTAAATCGCTTTATAATGCGTTCAAACATTATTCTTTAAATTTAGCAAACAATACTTTTTTTAATTCTGCTAAGGATTTATACGCTTTATCTTCTTCTACTTCTACATAAGGTCCACAATGATAAATATTTAATACTTCTCCTTGTGGAATATCTTTTTTCATATTTAAAGAATAGATACTTCCTACATAAGAACTTATACCAACTATTTTGGCATTTTTAATTTCATTATTTTCCATGAAGAATATTTCATCTCCAATATTAAATTTATTCATATTAAACTTCAATTAATTGTTTTTGTTTAGAAAATTGATAATTGTATTACTTCATTAGAATCTTTTACTAATTTAAATCCACCATTGTTACAAGCATTCCATTCGGTTATTACATTATCACATAATAATTTCCAAATAGAACTGCTTGCATCAATGATTTTATAGTTTTTGTTGTCATATACTCTATGAACTATATCTCCTTCTTTAAATAAATGTAAGGAGTGTATTAGATTATCCATTATTTAGGCTTTATAGGAGTAATAGTTATTTCATATTTAACACCTGGCTCCATCACATTAGATTGTACTTTTATAGAAGCAGATACATTAAACCCTTTTTTATTTACTACTGGCTGTGCTGTTACTATTGTTTGACACATAATTATTCTGTGTTTTTTAAAGCTTTTTTAAAAATAGATATTCTTTTAGCTCTTCCTTTGCTATCAGTAGGAAACCAAATATAAGGATCTCCTACAGGTTTATATTCCATTATTTCAGGGAAGTAATTGATTTTTTCATTACAAGACATATTAGCAAAAGGTATTTTAGCTTTATCTGATAATACTACGTGCATTCCATAAGATATACACATACACATAAATTCAGAACCAGCACCATCTTTTTCAATATACATTTTATATGCTACTTCATAAATCTTGTGTCTTATCTCTTTAGTTAAATATTTATTTATCATAATAAAGATTTTATTATAAATTATCAGTACAATCGAATATATCTTCTTCATGTGAAAAGGTACTATTAAGAAGGCAATCATCACATATATCAGGTTCAAATTCATAATAGCCTTCTTCGTAAGTTTCATTATCTTCATCAGATAGTGTAAAGTAATCTCCACACGACCGACATCTAAATTGTCTTTTATTACTCATTTCATAAATATTTTAAAATACGGTTTCATACTTTTATAAAAACTATCTGTATAATTGCCTTTAGCAACTATTGTGTTTTTTGATGAACCATCTTTTTTAATTCGCCATTCATTATCTATTGTATGTAATAATAAATGTAAATCGGGTTTATGAGTAACATTCATCTCTCCACCTATTTCTACTATTTCATCAATATCAGTTATTCCATCAAAAAGAAAATGAAGTGCTTGTCCAAAAGAAATAGCCCATTCATTGCTTATTTCGTCATGATATATTTCACCTATTATCATTATTTAAAAGGATTATAATTATAATTATCTTGTGGTAAGGCTACATCAGCTTCAATATCTTCTCTAAATTTTACTAATTCTATACACTCTTGTTCCAATAATTCAAAATCCATATCTTCACATTTATTAGCAAAGTCCCAAAATTGTTGTGCCCGAGGATCTTCATTTTCTTCCCATTCATCAACTACTCTATTAGAATAAACAAGGCATAGTTCATGGTAAGTACCAAAATCATGAGGAAATGATTTCCATTTGAGTTCACATATACCCTTTAATTCTTCTGGAATAGGATATTCTTTTTCGATATGTAACTTAACAATAGCTTTTTCTACTTTAAGTTTATCATAATAATCATCTTGTCCTACCTGAGCATACCCGGGAGAACCAATATTAATATAGTCCATTATTTTTTAATTTTAGCGTCCCATTCATAACCTCTTTTTTTAGGTAATTCAAGGACATTAATAAAAACTACTTTATCCATAACATCATAACCTAACTTACCCATTATTATAAACCTTGCTGTTCTTAGTTCATTAGTAATAACAGTATATGATGTATTATCATTTAACAGAAAAGTATAAGTATTCATTATTTATGAATTCGTATTTATTAATTACTTCGGTCATTAGTTTAGCTCTATTGCGAAATGCTTTAAGGAGTTCTTTAGGAGTATTAGCTTCATCTATGGCATAATATGTTTTGGCTAATTTCATATATTGACATGTTGCATCAAATGAATTGTTTTTAATAGGATTATACCACCACCATATACATTTTTCACAGTTATATCCTTCACGAGCACTTTTACATAAAGTACAACTTCTATCATTTCCAAAACCTGTTAAATAATAGGCACGGTTTTCATCACACTCTTTAAAGATATTTTCTATTTCTTCTAATGTAATACTATTATATCTATCTCTGAGTTCTTTGAACTCTTTAATATTATAATTCATTATTCAATAGTTTGTAATTCAGGTAAGTATCTACGACAAAAATATTTTCCAATGGTAGCATTATCTTGCCATATGTTAGCAATATCAGTTCTATTGGGGACGAGCAAAGAGGTACAGCAGTTATATAATTCGTAAGCAGTAAACATTTTATTACCTTCCAAGTCAGCAAGCATAATATCTTTACTTAACTGGCTTACTTGTCCTATATTTAATGCAGCAGGGTGTTTAGTATCAATATAAGCAGCTCTAACAGCATCCATTTCCAAATCACCTATAAGGTTACGCATTTCAATTACTGGGTCAATAGATACTTCTTTTAAGCCTTCAAAGATTGCTAAATTGGTTTTATGTATCTCAGGTATATTGGTAATCCATGTATTAACCAATTCTTTAAACTTATCAAGTTCGTGTATAGCATTGTTACCATATGATTGAATAAGTTTATTGCCAAAGATACTCATGTTGCTACATACCCTTACATTAGTTCCTACAGCTATTGTCATTCCATTGATATTATAGCCTATTCCAATACTTGGAGTATAGTTAGCATCATTAGAATGAATATCTATTTTAGTAACAAGGCGTTGAAACATCCAGCTTTCAAGTAATCCTATCTTATCAGGGTCAAGTTTCATTATTCTTACTGTATCACTTTTAGAAGTGTATATGTCACCCATATCAAATTTAAGATTATTTATGGTTAACATAGTTATGATTGTTTCTATAAGCTCATAATGTTCAAGCGGTTTTGCCTTTGGCTTATGTCCCTTGTAGTCGCTTAAACTACATGTTTCTTTGAGTTCTTCTAATGTGATTACTTCACAATTGTCTTTTTCAAAATTTATTACTTTTCTCATGATAAATATTTTATTAATAATTTAAGGTGTTGTACCTTTATCTATACCAAGTATAGTCATTTTATTTTCATACCCTGTATCTAACAGAGCTTGTTGTTGAAGTTGTTCTTGTCTCTTATAGTACTTAGTACCTTGTAACTCAGGAAACTCTTTTTGAAGCTCCCTACGACGTCTGGATACGACACTTATACAGGCTATGTATTTATTATCAACAGTATAACCTCCATTTTTTTGTACTTGTAACCACCAACTTAAAGTATATAACCAAGATTCTACTCCAATTATATTAAGGTAAATATTATAAAGAGTATAATCACAATCTTTAGCATTGTCTGAAGCTATAAGAATATCTTTAATGATATCCTTAAGTATTTTAGTTCCTTTCATAATTAAACTAAATTAAAATGTTTTCTTAATTCAACCGGAATAATAACAATATAATCTAAATCATCAATAAGGCTAAATTCTTTTTCTCTATTAGCTTGTTCATAGATATATCCTTTGCGAAAAAGACATTCATGTGTATCAATAGATAGTATACCAAAATTGCATTTATATTTAGATACTTTACAAATACATTTGCCATAATAGTTTCTTTCTATTTCTTCTTCATGTCTGCTTGCAATACCACTACATTTAATTATAGTATAACATACTATAAGAATAATATATAACAGTACAGTAAGCACAGGAAACCATAAGGATAATCCGTATATATCCATAATGATAAATGGAATAATAAGAAAAAGCATTATTATTATTATGAGTAACCAATTTTTAAATAATACTTGAATAAAAGGTTTTACTAACATTGTTTTATCTCCTTAATTTGTTTTTGATAATATTTTAAATTTTTATATTCATTATCCAATGATTGGGTAAGAACAGTAATTTGTTTTGCTATATAAACATTGTGTCCTACATTATTTTCTATAACTTCTGAATCTGTTGATAGAATAAACTCAGAAGAAAGTAATCCGAAACGATATTGAATATCTTTTATCTTCTCTATCGTTTCAGATTTTAATATTAATAGGTCAATTGAACTTAATTCCATACACTTACCATATGAGTAGTAAAGGTTACAGGCAATCCAATAATTGCTTCTAATTCCGCAGATAAAGCACGAACATTATGTCCTGCTTTTCCGATTAACAATCCGGGCCTTGCAAGTTCTACAATAACCTTAACGCCTTTATCAAACGTTATAACAGTGATTTTACTTATACCCCACCATTGCTCATCAATTTCCTTTCTTTTAAAGTAATCAATAAAGAATTGTTTTACTACTTTTTGGTTAGGGTCTACTTTAATGATAGGCTCAACAATCTTCGGTTTTCTTTTTAGAAAATTGAAAATACTCATTTTAATTTAAGTTTAGTTGTTTTGTGAACTGATTAATTATTTTAAGACATTGTTTGCGTTTAAAACGCATAGCAGCATCAATAAAATCCTTTTGATATTTTATAGCTTTACGATTAAGGATTCGCAAAACATCAGCCTGTGATAGGCTAAGACGTTTCGCATATACACCACAATAGTTTATACTAAGTGGATGTATTAAACTGTTTTGTTTAATTATTTCTGTCATACTAATTCTTTTTCTTTTAGGATACTAAGGTAAGAAGATTTCATTGCTTTTAGTGGCATATCAGATAATAATTTGTATTTCTGATTAAACACATTTATCGCTCTAACAATTTTTGTTTCTTCTATTTTATGCTTTTCAAGGAATAATAGTAAATTAAAAGGATGATTATGTGTTCCTTTAGCACATTCATCACTCCATAAATTATTAGGTACAATAACCAAATAATCATTTAATTTTGTAAGCCATTCAGTAAAGTTATCCCAATCCTTATGATTCTGTCGCATACCACGACAAAGCCATAGACTACCATCAGGTTTTACAACTAATAAAGCTTTCTTATTATTAGCTTTATTTATTATATACTGTTCTTTAGTAACAGCATTAGATACAAGTACTAAACCGAATTTGTCGATTTGTTCCTGTATAGCAACTTTTTGTTGCTCGTTTAAAAAGTTAATTATATACATAATTATAGTTTATTTTAATTAAATTTTTTAATCTTTTCTTCAAGAATAACAATTTCTTTTTCAATTCTTTTTTTATCAGAATCAGTAAGAGGAACAGTATTGTACTTCTTTTGTCCTACTTGTTCTTTTTTATCTGTTTTTACTCCAGATGTAAGTTGTGCTTTAAGTCTTTCTAAAGCATTTTTAAATCTTAATACCTTCATTGTAATTTGTTTTTAATTAGATAGCATTATTGCTATTTGTGCCTTATCTCTGAACGAACAGATGTACCATCTAAGGCAATAAAAAAAAATCTCTTATCACTTCTACATTACCCACAAGTTTTTAATTGATAATAGTTCTGTTAACAGACATAATCAATATTTATATAAAGTTATTAAATAATTGATTCTTATGTGAATAATAACTAAAAGAACGTTTAGTAGAAGGATAAGAGATTATATTGTTATTTATTTTTTAATTATCCCAAATCAAAAATTCACCCTCAATATGGCAGTTTTCATTAATTTGGCATAATTCAAAATCTTCATGCAAATCAACATGCACAAAGTTTTCAAGTAAAGCAACAATAAAACCTGTTGCTTTATTTGTTATTGCAAATTTTGTTTTCATTTTATTTTATATTTTAAATTAATAATTAGTATTAAATTTGTGATATAATCTGGACTCGAACCAGATACTAACACTTCAAAGAGTGTCATGCTTCCATTACAATATATATCTTAAAGAGAACAACAAGCACAGCAGTAGTTTAAGCTGTTTAATCGTGTGCTCATCATTCTCTTATACATTACACTGCCAATCGTAATTGATTGCAGTTATTATAATATGCTTCAAGTAACTGACTCTTCCATAAAGCCAGCAATATGCTTATATCATGTCCTATATACATAATAGAACTCATGAAATTCTCTCTAAAATCATATATTAATACATCTAAGCCCCACTCATTTAAGAGCGGAGCCAAGTCCTCTTCATTAAGAATAAAGTTCTCTATCATTACCTTTTACGTAATCTATAATAAAGTTTTCGCCATTTTGTAATACGTCTATCAATCCATGCTTCAAACTGAGCATCACTAGCTGAACAAGCAGTACACTCATTATCATATACATCAAAATCACCAAACATTATGCACCTCCTTTCATATCATTTAATTCCTTTTCAGTTAGTATCTTAACTGTTAAGCCTTCAGTTATCTTATCAAATAAATCATTAAATGAATATAAATCAAAAGAATATATATCCCTATAATTTAATCCATCACCTACTTTTTTTACATATAAAATATTCATATTATATACGCTGAATTACACTGTTGCCACCAGCTCTAAATTTTAGCCACTATTATTGGAATCGAACAAACATAAATATCATTCTGATATCTACTACCATAATAATAAATAAACAACTTACGTATTAACCCATTTAAGATAAACAACCAATCATATTATCATATAGTATATTACTACACACAATATTATAATTATACTATTATATACATCTATAGCCTTTTATAACAATATATAGTAGTACATAACTAATGTAATATAACTCTATTCAATATTAGTGCGCAGCACATCCAATGTAAAGGACTATAATAGGCTATATCACAACTAATGCTTATATATAATAGTATTATAATAAGTAATAAATAGATGTTTATATGAATAAAAGTGTTATCTTTGTACTCTAACCAATACAACATTACTATGATAAAAGTAGAAATTCAATATGTTTGTGTCAATTTAGATAGTAAAGATGTCCTGTTGACAACAAATAAGAAAGCACTTTCTAAATTTATGAAGGTAACAACTATGACTTTATATAGAATATTACCAATATATGGTAAATTAGAGTATAAATCCTTCATAATTTGGCTAAATGTTCCGGTAAGTAAGTGTAATTATAAAGGAAATTCATTTAAAATGTGATACTGGTTAAGCAACCAAGACAACATTATATATATAACCACTATATATAGTAACAGAAATTAAATTAAAATAATAAAAAAAAAGGAAAGGGGTTTTATCCCCTCTCCTAAAGTTTTAAACTAGTTCAATAACTCCCTCTCCTAAAGTTTTAAACTAATTCAATAACGCCCTCTTTAATTGTTCCTTTGAAGTCATCACAGTAAGCATTGTCATTTGCATCTGCTTTCAATACATTAAGAGCTTTGAGTTCACTTGCGTTAACTCTAAATTCAAATGTACTGCCATCTGCTGAAGTGTGTCTTAATACACAACTTGCATCATTAGCACCTGATTTGAAACGTTTGCCTACTAAAAGACTAAATGTACCTACTGGCAAATTTACATTCTTGTCTAAGTACAAACTTCTTTTCATACCCTCAATAACACTATACGGTACACCTACAGTTACTACTGCCTTGCCGGAAACTGCATCAAGAGCTTTTTGTTTTTCTAAATCTTGTTTTTTCATTTTTTTAAATTTTTAGATTATTAATTTATTTTTAATTCATTAGGGGGGGGTGTAGGGGGGTTCCTCTAAGAGGGTGTATATGTTAATATAATGTTATGGGGGTATTTTAATGTAGTGGGGTATGGGTAGTTTAGTTGGGAGTGTTATTAATTAACAAAATAAAAGTGGGGGATGTGATACGTTGTATTACAATAATTATTATATTTGCAATAAAATATGATTAGTTATGAAGGTATTGCGGTCTTATAGGATGGAGGGATATGTATTGGCGTTGTTGGAGAAGTACTCTAAGAGGGAGGATAGGACAATAAGTTATTTAGTAAATAAGTATTTAAGATTATATATGGAAGAATTAGAAAACAAATTAAAAAAACAATAATATGGAAGATTATAAATTAAGTGAGCTTTCACTAAAGAAGCAGATGTTAGTAGGTAAATTAATAGAGCCTAAGTTAAAGAAACCTAATTCAGTTATCATACAGTTAAATGAGAAGGCAAAGAAAGAGCCTATGTTAAGTGATTGTAAAGATCAGCCTTATAAGTTAGAATGTGTATTATGTGGAATAGGTTTTGAGGAGTACTTTCCGAAAGGGATTAAGAAAGGTGATTTACTTTATATTGATAGACCCTTTAGGGATGAAGATTATATTAATCTTAATGGTGAGTTGTATATTAAGATTTCTATACATAATGTATTAGCTGTTAGAACTCCTAAGAAAAATCCTTTAACAATAAATTAATTATGAAAAGAGTAAAATTATTTATATATAATAACGATAATTTGTTACGTGTAATTCGTAATGTTACCAATATAAGAAAAAATGATAATATCATAAATGTAGGTTTTGATGATAAGGGTATTATTTGTGAAACTTTATTTGATAATAAATTAAATATTTTCCGTTTTATTGTTGAAGAAGATGGTAAATTTTATAAACTAAAAGATTATCTTTTGAAAGAAAGAGAAAGTTATAATGCCACTAAATCAAAATTAAGAAGAGAAACTATAAAAGGTTTTGCACAATCAATATTAGAAAAGGATTTAGAAAGAAATAGTACTTCTGAAATTATATTAGGTGATTGTCAAGAAAAAATAATGGATAGTTGTAAAGGAACTGAAGATAATCTTTCTTTGAAATATTTAACATTAAAAAATCATTTTGGATTTATAGACGCTAAATTAAAATATTCTGAAAAGAAGATAGAAGATTTAATAAAATGTAATAGTTACTTTAAACAATTATCCACCGATTTGGAAAAAGAAAATAATGACCTCAAACAAAGAAATGTTCTTCTTAATTCTTTTGATTTAGAAAAGCATATAAAGAAACATCAAGAATTAGAGAGAAGAAATGAAGAAGTTATAACTGCTAATCATCAATTTCTTGAAACAATTTCTGACTTAGAAAGAAAAAAAAAGGAATTAGAAATTGCTAATAATCATCTTATAAAAGTAAATAGTAAAAACAATCTCAAAAATATAGAAGAAAAGAATGAAAAGTTAAATAAGAAATTAGATGAAGTTATTAAGGTAAATGCTGAATTAAACCAAAAGGTATGTACACTTGAAACTTCTTGTCCCGGAAAAGGAATGACACCTTTTGAGGGAACAATAGAAAATAAGCATTTTAATTGTACTTCTATACCTGAAGGTAGTACTGTTATGGACTTACATAGAGAACATGAGAAGTTAAAAAAAAGTTATAAGTCTTTAGAAGGACACGTATCAGATTTATTATATGAGATTGATAAATATAAGAAAGATAAAAATAAAGTAATTATTACTGAAGATGATTTAGTTATTCTATATAATTGCTTTTTTAGATTAGAACAACATGAAGTAAATAATAAAGAAGCTGTATTTTTAAAAAAATTCAAAGAATTAATTAAAAAACTACAAGATGCCAAGTTATAATTGTTCCGATGGTACCCGGGTGGATAAGAAAGTAATTAATAGAAAAGTAAGGGAGTCAAAAGCTCTCTTACTACAATTACAAAAAGATAAGTACGGTTATAATTTTTGTGAGAAATGTAAAAGAAATGATTGTTTGCCTTTAGATTGTGCTCATATAATTTCCGTATCAGATTGTCAAAAACAAGGTAGGAGTGAAGTTGCTTGGTCGGTAACTAATATGCAGGTGTTATGTAGAAAATGCCATCAGGAGTTTGACAAACTTAATATACAATCAGTTAGGTTAGAACCAGAAGGTGTAACTGTGATGTATGTTCCATTTCATTAATTTGATAATATTAAAAGAAATGACAATAAAAAGATTACAGATTTTTCTATTGATAATAAATGAGGTAGAAGAAGGTGTTGCTCAAATAACATAAAAGAATAAAAATGCTAATAATAAAACATGGTACAAGAATACTAACAAATATAGGTAACATAGATGGTATTATTACCGGAGTTACTATAAGACAAAATTATGAACAATATGAAGTGTCATATTTTAGTGAAGGAACCTATAAAACTTGTTGGTTAACTCCCAGTGAATTTTCTATTAATGGAAAATATATTAAACAAAGAATAGGATTTTTAAAAATGCCTTTTGATAATGAATAAAATTATAAATAAAATAAAAATATTTTTTGGTTGTAATACTAAAACAATAATTTTAATTACAGGTGAACCTATTGAAGAAAATGGTAAATTTAAATATCCTTTTAGATTGATAATGAAAAGAAAAAGATTCTTCGGTATAGTTTATAAACAAATATTTTATCCTAAATTAAATGAATAAAAAAGAAAGAGAAGAATTGCTTATAAGATATGTAGATGTAGTCAATGACTATCTGTATGAGTTCTGCCGTAAGCAGGAAATGGATTGGTATGGCTGGATAGGTAATGAAGTAGGTGGTGTAGGAACGTTTAACGACTTCACATTTAACTTCTCCGATATACTGTATGATATTAATAACAACTGTAAGAAAGGACTTATAATTGACTGGTATTATCAATCGGTGGACTATTGCATGGAGAAAACATTTAATACATGGATAAATTATAATTCGTATCACAAAGGTTTACGTTATGAGAACTTAAAATGAAATTTGATAGAAGTAAGTATATGAAAGAACAATGGCTTATTGCAAGAATAAGATTTCAAAGTGGTCTTAAACCTATTAATAATTATAGAGTTAAAGGTCAATTAAAATTTATTTTTCCAATAATATTAACAAATAATTATGATAGGAATATATAAGATAACAAGTCCAACTATGAATATTTATATTGGACAAAGTAAAGATATTGAAAAAAGATGGAAAGAATATAAGTATTTAAAGTGTAAATCACAACCAAGAATTTATAATTCTTTAAAAAAATATGGTGTTGATAAACATAAATTTGAAATATTACAAGAATGTAATTCTGAACAATTAAATGAATTAGAAAAATATTATGTTGATTTATTTCAAACTTTTAATTCAAAATATGGATTAAATCTTATAGATGGTGGTAATGTAAGAATAATGTCTAATGAAACTAAACTGAAAATAAGTAAAGCATTAACTGGAAAACCAGGTAGAAAAATGTCAGATGAAGTAAATTTAATGTTAATGAAATATAGGAAAGGTAATAAATATAATTTAGGTTCTAAAAAATCAGAATTATTTAAAAAGAAAATATCGGAATTAAAAAAAGGTAATAAATATATGTTAGGAAAAAAAAGAACTGAAGAAACAAAAAATAAAATAAGTAATTCAAGAAAAGGTATTATATTTAGTTCTAAACATATAGAAAATCTAAGTAAAAGTCATTTTAAAAAAGAAGAAAATTGGATTAAAGTATTTCAATATTCTAAACTAAATGAATTAATAAATACTTTTGATAATATTAATATAGCATGTAAAGATACGGGTATTTGTTATAATAGTATAAGACGAGTTTGTAGAAATGAACGTAAAACAATAAGGGGATTTATTTTTAAATATCAAAATAATTAATACCTACAAAAACTAATTTAAGAAATACTCGACAGAGAAAGATTTTATTTCCTGTAATACCAGAAGAAAATAAATTTGAAGAAGTTAAAAAAGATTAATAAGTTTGTAAAAAAAATAAATTATGTTAGAAAGAACTATATTATTAAATAAATTAATAAAAGATAATAACTATAAAAGTTATCTTGAAATAGGTGCAGGTAGTGGAATCAATTTTAATGAAATTATCTGTAAAGTAAAAATTAGTGTTGATCCTATAAATGAAGCAACAATAATGAAAACATCTGATGATTTTTTTATAGAAAATAAAAATACATTTGATATTATTTTTGTTGATGGATTACATTTAAGTGAACAAGTTATAAAAGATGTAAATAATTCTTTATCTGTTTTAAATAATAAAGGAGTTATTGTAATACATGATTGTTTACCTAAAGCAGAACATCATCAATTTAGAGAAAGAATATCTAAAAATTGGCAAGGTGATGTTTGGGTAGCAATAGTTCAACTTGCTAAAGAAGGTTGGTATATGGAACTAAAAGATATAGAAACAGGTATTGTTCTTCTTTATAATAAAAAGAAAAAATATAAAATACCTAAAGGAATTTATAGTTGGGAATATTATCTATGTAATTTTAAAAATATTTTATTATGAAAATAGGATGGTTAATATCTACTAATGGAATATTTGGTAGTGTTCGAGAAGTTATTGAAAATAGTAATTGGTTAGTAAAATATGGTCATGAAGTAACTCTATATGCTCCGGCTGCTAATTCAGTTACATGGATAGAATATCTTGGTAAAACAAAACATTGTCATAAATGTATAGATGATGATTTAGATTTTCTTATAATGGTTGCGGTTCCTGATGAACTAATGTACACTGAATTTTTTAAGGCAGCTAAAGCTAAAATAAAAATCTATTGTTTTATGGGAGTAGATGATAATAATAAAGATTTCAATAAAAGTAGATTTTTAAAAGAAATTGTTACACATCATTATCTTATTGCTGATTCAAATAAACAATTAGAACTTCTTAGAAAAGAAAATTTTAAAGTATTAGATATATCAGTAGGAGGTATAAATCTTAATATGTTTAAGTATAAACCTGATATTAAAAGAGATTGTTTAATATGGGCTGGAGATATGAGACCACGTAAAGGTAGTGAAACTGTAATAAATGCACTTGAAGGATTTAATAAGTTACCTATTAAAACATATTTTGCTAAAGGTATTAAACAAACTGATATGTCTGATTTTCTAAACACAGGACTTATATATGTAGATGGTCATATAAGAGGTGGTTGGTGTAATCCTGTATTAGAAGCTATGGCATGTGGTTGTATTGTAGTTTGTACTGATATAATGTGTAATAGCGAATTTGCATTTAATAAAGAAACAACATACAAAGTACAATGTGGAAATGATATATTAATGAAAGAATATATAGAATATTTAATTTCAAATGAAGAAGAAAGGAATAGAATAAGAACTAATGCATTAGAAGTAGTAAAACAATTTGATTATAAAATTATAAGTAAAAAAGTAGAAATTGAATTATTAAAACTATTATGAAATTACTTTATATAATTAAGAAAGATAGGTATAATCAATTAAATAATTTTATTAAAGAGTTTAATAATTATTTTTCCGAGATACAAATATTTCAGTTTGAAATACAGAATGATATTATTAAATATTATGATAATTTTAAACCAGATGTTGTTTTAATACATTATAATAAATTTTGTTTCAATATTCAGACTTATGAACATTTTAAAAACTCTTATAATATATATTGGAGAAATGATGAAAGAATACCTTTGGAATCTTGGTATAAATTTATGACTTCTATTAATTTATTTTTAACTTCAAGTGATAATTCTAAAGAAGAAGTAAAAAAGTTAGGAAAAAATGCAGAATATTTGATGATGGGATTTAAACCTTATGAAGTTAAAGATATTGAAAGAAAATATGATATAGTTTTCACTGGACAAAATAGTTTAAATATTTTTCCTTTAAGTTCAATACGATGTTCATATATTTTTAGACTTATGAATATGTATAAAAATTTTTATTGTTTTGGTACTGATTGGTCTTTTAATATAAAGAAAATTCATAATAGTGTTTATAATGAATCCAAAATAGGTATAGCTATAAATCATTACGATACATCACGTACATATTCAAATAGGATGTATCAAATTATAGGATATAAGGCATTATGTATTGCATATGAAACAAAAGAACTTCGTGAAGTATTTGGTAATAATGTAATTTATTTTAAAACATTCGACGAATTAACAGAAAAAATTAATTATTATCTTTCTCATGAAAATGAAAGATTAGAAATAGTTGAACGTGCATATAACTTTATTTTAAATAATCATACATGGGAACATAAAGCAAATAATATTATAAAAATATTAAAAGATAAAAATATAATTTCATGATTATAAATAGTTATAATGTAGAGTTTGGATATGAATTAATAAGTTGTGTTCCTTATGCTTATTGGTTACATAAACAAAAGAAACTTAAAGAAACTATTTCCGGAAAAGGAAGTAAGTCACTATATTATTTTAGTCCTAAACATACTATTTCAGCAGATAATAGAGATTGGGATAATATGGATAAATTATATAAAGAGAAAATACCTAATGCTAAAATTCATACTCATTATCTTGATTTTACTAAATTTGAAATACCACCTTACAAAGAATATTATTCTAATGATAAATATAAATGGGATAAACCTACATTATGTATTTGTAATAGATATAATATAGAATGGAAGATAAAACCAATTAATTATTTTTCTTTAGAATGTCTTGATAGATTATTTAAGAAACTAAAAGATAAATATCAGATAGTTTATTTTGGTGTAGATTTACCGGAATGTTTTCAGGATCATGCTCATAATTTAAAATTAGGTGATTATGAACATATTAAAAATAACCATAAAGAAATTATTATTTTTCAAGACCTTCTTAATAAACAGAAATCAGATTGGAATAAAGTAATGTTACAAGTATTTAGTAATTGTCAACATTATATTACTATGAATGGTGGCTATTCTATTCTTGCTTCTTTCTTTGGTGGTCAGAATATTATTTATAGTAAACCAGGATTTCCGGAAACGCAGGAAATAAAAATAGGTTCTTTTCAAAGATGGTATCCTCAATTTGCAGATAGTCAAATAGTATATGTTCCCAGTTATGAACAATTATATAAAAAAACTAAAATGTTATATATAGATAAAAAGCCAACAGTTAATATTCTTATTCGTTCATGTAGGAGAGAAAATTATTTTCATGATTGCATGAAAAGTATTTTAGAACAAACTTATGAAAATATTAATGTTATTGTAGGTATAGAAAAGAAAGATGAGGAAACTAAAAAATATGTATATCCTTATAAATGTAGAGTGGTTCATTATGATAAAGTTATTAATGAAATAGAAAAGCCAGAGGATATTGTAGATTATGGTATATGGTTCCCTTATAATCATTATCTTGATATAATGACAAAAAAAGTTAATAATGGTTGGATATTATATTTAGATGATGATGATAAACTTACAAATCCTACTGTAATAGAAGAATTAGTAACTGGAATAAATACAGAAGATGATTTATTATTTTGGCGTGTTGACTTTCTAAATAGATTAGTTCCCAGTGATGGTAATTGGAAGTCTATGAAAGAAGGAGGAAATCCTATCTGTAGAGATATAAGTACAATAGGATATATGTTTCATAGTAAATATTCAAAAGATATTGAATGGGGATATTGGAAACGTGGAGATTATAGAGTAGCTAAAAAATTAAATGAAGTAATACCTAATAAAGTATATTTAGATAAAACCTATACTTCTATACAAACAGGAGAACATTCAGGTGTAATAATAGATAAAAATCCTGTTAATAAAGAAAGTGTATTATTGTTATTTACAAAAACTTTCAGTATATATGAGATAGGAAAAACATATAAAATTAAAAATAAATGGGCTCTTGTATTCATACAAAAGGGTATAGCAATATTAGTAACATAAAAATATAAACAATGGACTATTATTTTAAAGAGGGTGATGATGTCGCCCATAAAGATAACTTAGGAATTAAGTTAGAAGTGATAAGAGTTATTAAAGAGTTTAAAAAGTTTAATACTACAAGAGGTAACTCAACACTTCAAGAGACAAGATGTGTAATAAAAGGTATTGAATGTGGATGGTGGGGCCCGGATAAGATATATTATAAAAATGTATTTCATAGTAACTCATTAGTACCGTGGCATATTGCAGAAACAGATTATGTTACTGTAATGAAGTATATGGAAGAAAGAGCAACATTCAAATTAAATGAGAAGTCTAAATTTCCTAAAGGAAAATAATGCGTTTTGTAAATACGATAAAATTTTCACCTGTAGCAGCAGGATTAGACCTTCCGGATAAAGATGATATGTTTCATCTTAATCCCGAAGATGTAGATAAAGATACGTTAAGTAAATGTATCACTGATGAGTCATGGTGGGAAAGACAACAGAAGTATTGTACTGAAGGATATATTGTAGAAGATGCTATTGAAAAAGGTGGAGACATGTTTATTGATGGCATTGATTGTATCTGGGAAGGTAATGATTGTTACTTACCTAATTATGATCTATGGATTTATAATCGTACTATAATCATTCCACCTCGTTTATATTTCTATCTTAACTTCTGGCGTATGAAAGCTTTAGTTAAGAATAAGATGTTTGGAAATGCTAAACAATTAACATATCCTAAATTCCTTGATATAGATTTCCTTTTTGCACGTCGGTTACAGATGATGGAAGAACAAAGTAAAGATAACCAGGATTCTAAAGCACGTCAAAAGGGAGAAAGTAATAAAGTAGCAGGTATGATAGCCGGTTGGAACTATACCTTTGTTCCTGCAGCACAAACTATCATAGTAGGTTATACACTCACTGATGCTGAGAATACATTTAATATGACTAAAGATGGTTTAGACTATCTTAAAAATACCCAATTCTATAAAGACCGTTCTAAAGGTGGAGATAATAAAGAACTTATCCAAAGTCAAAATACTAAAAGTGAAGTAAGATGTATTACTGCTAAAGACAATCCTCAATGTATGAGTAGATATTCTCCATACTGGATTATATATGAAGAAATAGGTAAGGGAAAGAAAAACTGGAGTATAAGTACTGCCGGTTTTGTTGAACCTTCTATATGGAATGAAGGAGTTAAAACAGGATTTCAGTTCTTCTTAGGAACCGGGGGTGAAATGTCTGATGGTGTTTATGATATGGAACAACGTCATTATAATCCTGAACAATATAATATTCTATCTTTTAAGAACAAATGGGATAAAGAGGAATCAAGTAGGAGGGTAGGGCATGTAATACGTGATTTAGAATATAAGATTATTGATAGTGAAGGTAATAGTCTTATAGGAGCAAGTATGATAGAGTGGCAGAAAGAATATGAGAAAAAGAAAACTCATGAAGAGAAATATCGTTATCGTACTCAGCATCCTTTATTTGCTACAGATATATTCCTTATAACAGGTGGTGGTTATTTTGGAGAAAGTATAACACAGAAGTTAAATGAAAGAATAGCCTATGTAAATCTTAACAAGGCAAGTCAAGTAGAATCAAGAGGGTGGTTAAGATGGAAAGATATTAAGAATAAATATAATGGTGTTGTTTGGGAAGCTGATATAGCAGGACCATTTTATATCTATGAGCATCCTTATAAAGTTGATGGAATAATACCAGAAGGATTATATTTACAAGGTACTGATAGTTATGACCAGGATGAAGCCTATTATACTAATTCTATGGGTGCATCTTATATCCGTAAGACTTTCTATAATGCTTTACAGTCAAGTAGTAAGTATGTAGCAAGAGTAGTTTCAAGACCGACGGTAGAAGAAGGAGGAGCAGAAACATTCTTTGAATATAGTGCTTTATTAAGTGTTTATTTTGGTTGTAGAAACCTTATAGAGCATAGCAAGTTAAGAATATTCGATTGGTATAAAAGGAATAATCTTTCAGCATTTGTTATGCCACGACCTGAATTTGCAATGGCTAATATGGTTGATAATAGTAAGTCAAGTAACTGGTGGGGTATAGACCCTGCAACAAAACCTTATTGGCTTTCTATTCTTAGAGATAGACTTACAGATGATTTTATTTCTAAAATGGATGATGTGGAACAGATGAAAGCTTATGCTAAGTTTAAGTATAATCCTAAAGAAGCAAAATATAATTGTGATATAACGATAGCAACAGCAATATGTGAAGTATTAGTATTGGAGGTAGAAGAAGAATTAATAGCTAAAAAAGATAAGAAAGTAAGATTTTCTTATTATGTCCAAGATAGAAATGGTAATTTTAAAGTAGCATACAAATGATATTAGAAGAAATAGATGGTAAAGTAGAAGTTATTAAGGAAGCTCAATATATTGAAGAAGTCCTTAAATTAAAAAAACATGGTAAAGAGTTCTATGATAAAGCTCTTACATATATTTTTTGGATGTATTGCAACGAAAGTATTTACAGAGAAATGCTAACTTCTCAAAGAAAGTTGTATATTTGTAAAAGACATTTAGGTGGAGAAGATATAAATTTATATGAAAATAATAAAGATGTAAAAAATTTCATAAATTTGTACGAAGAAATTCAATGTTCCAGAGAAGAAAGATTAAGAAAAAATGTTCAGAATGATATGGATGATCTTATAACAAGAATCGGAAATATCAAATTCACAAAGATTGTAACGGTTGAGGTACCTGTAGAAATTAATGGATTAATAGAAAATAAAAAGGTACAAGTAGAAATAGATAATAGTAAGGAAAAAGCTGATGCGTTAGCATTAAGTAAATCTTTAATATCTTTGTCTAAAGAATTAGAACAACTAATAAAGATAGGTTCTAAAAATAAGAAAATAGAGATGAGAAGGAGAATGTTTGACTACTTACCTAAAACAAAAAAATAATGAAATTACTTTCAACCCTTAATAAAAAAAAGGATAAACCATGGATGGAAGAATATGCACTTGCATTATATCACCAAACAATAGGTAATAGATTAGAAAAATACAGAGATTTAAAATGCTGGCGTTATTATCATGGATATATGAATCCCGAAGATTGGGATTATCTTACTAAAATAAAAAGTCCTAATGGTGAAGAAACATTTTCATTACCTTCAAAGATAAGGAATATATCTATTCAGAGAAGTCCTATAGACCTCTTAATATCACAAGCCTCACGCAGACCTTTTATATTATCTACATTTATCAATGATAATGAATCTAAAGAAAAGAAACAGGAGACTATGTTTATTGATATGCTGGATAAGATTAAAAAGGAATTACTTATACAACAGAGTGAGATGCGTATGGCACTTAGTTCTATGCAACAACAGTTACAACAGATACAACAACAATTACAACAACAACCACAGAATGAACAACAGGCACAACAGCAAGAAGAATTAAAAAAGATACTACCCCAGTTAGAAAATCAACTAACTTTAATACAAGAAGAAATAAGTAATAAAATCCAAATCAATGAAGATAAGAAAAATGAGATTGAAGAATATTATACTTATGACTATCGAGACCTTAAAGAGATATTAGCACAAAAAGGTTTAAAGAAACTTATCACAGAACATAATATCCGTACTCAAAGAGTTATGGGTATTACAGATAGATTTGTAACAGGAAAAGAATATAGGTTTGTAGATTATGTCCCGGAAGCTAATAAATGTGATTATTATTATCTTAACTCTAATAACATATTCTATCCTAAAATTGCAGGTGTTGATTGGGTTGAAGATGGACCATGGGCAGGGGTAAAAGATGTTATTTCTTTTAATGATTTCATTGATATATATGGAGATAGTCCAGACCTTAATGATAGTATCATTGAAGAAATAGAAAGTGGTTTATCTTTAGGTTCTGATTTATCTGATGAATCTAATACAGGTTTATATGGTGGTACCGAAGATACAAGTACAGGAATAGAAAGAGTACGAATATATTGGAGAGTTCCAAAGACTATTCATATAGGAGAGAAATCTAATAAAAATAATCCTGATATAGATTTTAAACATTTCTATGATAACATTATAGATGAAAATATAGCTAAACAATATAAGAAAATAACTAAAAGATATATGACAGACATATACCAAGCAGTAATAATAAATGGTAAGTATGTTGTCAATGCACGAAGAAAAGATGAAGCTCTTATTGATAGAGATAATTATATGAAACGTAGATTACCAATCATTGGACCTTCATTTTCAAATATTGCTAATCAACCTTATAGTCTTATATGGGCAACGAAAGATTTACAAGACCTCTTTGTATTACTTCATTATCATAGAGAACTTATCATAGCAGTATCGGGAGTTAAAGGACAGATAATAGATATTGCACAGACTCCAGAGGGAATGACTTTAGAGGAACATAAATATCATAAAAAAACAGGTAATCTTTATATTGAAACAGTAAAAAAAACAGGAAAGGTAACAAGTCCTTATAATCAATGGAAAGACTATGATGATACACTTCCTCCTTCGGTACAATATATTGATAATATGTTAGAAAGTATTAGAAATACTGCCTTAGAGATTATAGGAGTACCAAGACAGAGGTTAGGACAAATAGTAGCAACAGACCAAGTAGGAACAGCAGAGATGGCAAGAGAACAGTCTATGTTAATCACCGAAATACTTTTCTATAAACATGATGAAGTAGAAATACGTGCTATGACACAGTTAATAAATTACTACTGTAAGTATGCATGGAAAGATGGTGCTATATTAGATATTAAAAATCCTGATGGTATAGAGTATATTAATATACCTAAAGAATTATTATCCGGTTCTGACTATGCAGTTATGTATGAAAATAGTTCAGAAGAAGAACAGTCTAAAAATGAATTAAAGCAGATGGCTTTCAGACAATCAGAAAAAGGACAAATGCCTTTTGAAAAAGTTCTTGATATTTACGATATGGAATCTTTGACACAGTTAAAGAAATCATTTAGATTTTGGACTAAGAAATCACAGGAATTAGCACAGAAATCGCAAACTAATCAGATAGAAGCACAGAAACAGGCAGAGATGGAGTTGAAGAAATTTGACCAGGACTTTGAGGGTATGTTAAAACAACAAGACGTTAAACTCAAAGAACTTGACTTACAGTTGAAAAAATCTAAGATGGAACTTGATGCTCAGTTAGCGGAAAAGAAATTACAAATAGATAATAAAAAAATTGATACAGAAGCAAATATTAAAGCAGCATCAATAACATCTGAGAGAGACGTAGAACTTACTTATCTTGGAGAACAACAACGTAGTGCTATTAAAAATGAAGAACTACAGGGTATAGGTTTACAACTACAAGCAATGCAGATGAATATAAATGCCCTTATGGAAAAGAATGGATTAGAAGTTAAGATGGCTGATATTAAAGTAAAAGAAAAAGTAGCAAGAAAAAAAGAAATGGTAAAAGATTAAAATATGTTATTAAATTTACATGATTATATTGATAGGATATATAAAGAAATAAAGGAAAATACAAAGAATAAACCAGAGAGAACAACTTGTAAAAGAAATGATGTTAAGAAAGCATTAATAGATTTAGAAAGAAGTTGGGGAAGATGTATAAGAAAAGGATGGCAAGTAAACTCTCCGATTATGTTTAAGCCTTACACTAATAAGTATGCTCAGGAGGTATTAAAGAAGATGTATAAAGAACAAAATATCCTTTGGAAACAGAAAGTCAAATATCGTTATGCTAAAAAGAAAATAAATGAAACGAACATATAAAAAATTTGTATATCCTAAATTAGAGAATGGAGGTAACTTTGGTTTTACCCCCGGAGGTAGTTGGGAAATAATAAAAGACTTTAAAGGACCTTCACATGAAGGAGGTGGTATAGATATAAAGGTAGGAGATGGACAGATACAGCAGACTAATGGTAGTGGAAGTTTTAAAGCAAAAGATGGTGTGCTAGTAGAAAAACCACCAAAAGAAATATCTTCTATAACTGGAGGTAAGACTATTTGGAATATACAAAGTAATGAATTAAAAGATAGATATAATAGGACTGCAATAAAAGCAATTGAAAGACAACCTTTAGAATTTGTTGATAAAAGAAAACAAAATGTTTATATAGGAATCCCAGATAAAAGAACATTTGATGTTGCAATGAATATACCTATAACAGATACTAATAAACAAGAAAATGGATTACAATTATCTGCATTAGATAGTATAAAAAAATATTGGAAAAAAGAAGATGTACCTACTGCAATTGCATGGGCTGGACAAGAATCAACTTATGGTGCATATGATGATTTATTTCATCTAGGACCAAGCACACTTAAAGAACAGGAAGATAAATTAGGCAGAAAGTTAGGAAATATAGAAGCAGCGTCATTAATTTATTATGATAAAATGGCAAAAGCAGATAAGTTAGGTTTAACTAAAGAAGTTGATAGACTTCAGTTACTACAAGGAAATGGTTCAATAGCATTAGGACATAAAGATTTACAAGGAGCTACAAAGATATTCGGCTGGGATTTAACTAAAGGACCATTAGATTTTAAAAAGAATCCTAAACATGGACAAAGATTAATTGATATAAGAGATAATAATATTATTACTAACGAAGAGTTAATGAAACATATAAATCAATAACAATGGCACTAAAATTTAAACAACCTAAGAACGTAGAAGTTGAGGGTGGAGAACTTTCATTACGTAATTCTAATGGTGATATAGCTATAATACCTATTAAGTATAGACAACAAGTAGAACAATGGATTACAGAAGGTAATCATACTGCTATTGATGAATTAGTATCTACTTTACCTACTATGGCAAATAATGCTAAGAAAGGTTTAGTAGTAGGAGAACCTCCAGATACAATTAAAATACCTGTTGATAGTACTGCAATATATGAAAGAGAGAAAGCATTACAGGATTCTGTAAGAACAGATAGTATATTAAATTCTATATTAAAAATAGATTCTACACAAAGTGTAAATGATATTGAAGAAGGAAAGACTTCTAAATTGGATAAATCAAGAGATTATTCAGGTGTAGGTACAGGACTTGCAGGATTAACAACAACTTATGCAGTTGCGGTTCCGGGAAGAAAGTTTGTAGGTGATTTAATAAATAAAGTACAAGGTTATAAAGGAGGAAGTCTATTACAGAAATCATATTTTACAGGAGGTAAAACAGCAACAGGAGAAATTAAAAGAGCATATAAACAAGGAGTTCCATTAACAGAAGGTAGTAAAGAAAGAACTTTATTAAATACAGGAGAAACTAAATTAACACCAAAACAATTTTCTAAAAAGTTAATAGATACCAAGAAACCTTTAACTACTCCTAAAGAAGTACAGGTTGCTTATAAGGATGCATTTAAACCTGTAGTAACAGAAACAACACCAATAATTGAACAACCAATAACTAATGAAACTTCTACAGTAACTAAAAGAGCATATAGTAAACCATGTGTTGAAAAAAATCCAACTCTTGTTGAGGCTAAACCAAAAACAACAAAATATATATATATAAAAGATAAAAATAATCCAAATACAATATTAGAAAAAGAAGTTAATTTAAAACCAAATAAGAATTATGAACAAACTTCTAAAATCTTTAAAAATTTTAAAGAACCTTTACAAACTACAACAAAAGAAATAGTTCCAAATGTAATAGGAAAATCTAATAATACCTTTAAAGGTGGTTTCTTTAAAAGTGGAGGTAGTGGTAAACCTTTTAGTACTAGTTCATTTGGCACTTTAATTCCATTAACTGGACTAATTGGAGTTGCTGCAGATATAAAAGAAGATGTAGAACTAACTAATTATATAAATGAAAATACTAATGGAATGGATAAAGCTCAAAAAGCCTCATGGATATTAAATAAAAATAATGAAATAAATTCAGCATATTCGAGAACTACAGATTATTTTCAAGATAAAAAAAGATTAGAAAAAGAAGGTTTTATAGTAAATAGAGATAGTGGAGGAAATTTTACTGTTACTGAAAAAAAAGGAACTAAATTAAAAAGAGGATATAATCCTTCTGGCCAATCACATTAAAAATATTTTTTTTATTAATTTAAAATAATATATATTTGCAAATTAAAGGATAAGAATATAAACTAAAAATTTAAAAAAATGGATATAGATGATAATGAAAAAGAAATAATTGACGATGTCGTTATTGATGATAAAGGTGAAAATGGTGTTACTGAAGAAGTAAAGAATAAAACATCTGAAGAAATAGAAGCTGCTATTATAGCAAGTTTTAAAGATGGTGAAGTAACAGATCCAGAAGTAGAACTTCAAACAACTAAAACAGATGAAACAAAAAAGGAAGAAAAAACGGAAGAACTGCCAGAAGTAAAACATAATCCTATATGGGACACTATAAAGGAAGAATATGAAGCTGAATTAGGTGTAGGAACATTTAAGATGCCCGAAGGTATTACTCCTGAAACTGAAAGTAAAATCCTTTTAGATTGGTTGACAGAAAATATTAATACAGGTACTAACTTAGAAGGTATTCCCGATACAGCAAAAGAAATTATAGATTTACATAGTAAAGGACAGTATGATGAAAAGAAATGGATAGAAGGTAGATTACAACAGAAAGCATTCTTGGAAATGCCCGATACAGATATTCTCTTTAGTGTTTATAAAAATGAATATGGTAAGACAGACCAAAATACAGAAGGAAGTACTGATGAAGAAATATCAGAGCATATTAATAAAATGACTAAACTCGAACAGAGTATAGAAGCTAAGAAAATTAAAAGTCAATATCAACAGATAACAAAAGAGAGACAAGCAAAGGAAATTGAATTAGCTAAACAAACTGTAGAAAATAATTTAATAAACTTAAATAAAGAAAAAGATACTATTGCCGATAAATTAATCAATGCTTACAAAAACAAAGAAGAGTTATTAGGTATTTCATTCAGCAAAGCTGAAATAGTGGAATATCAGAAATTCTTTAAGGAAGCAGTAAAGATTAATCCTAAGACAGGCACAAGTAGTTTATATGACCTCTTATTACAAAGTGATGAAACGTTATATGAATTAGGTGCAATATTATGGAAAGGTGGTGGTAAAGCAATAAAGGCTAAGATAGCAGAGGCAAAGAACCAAGTTAAAGATACAATAGAGAAAAAGTTAGGCGTTAAAGCTGACATAACTGCCAATAGTTCTTCTAAAACCGGTGTAGATTTAGTAGACTGGAAAAAATGGAAGGGCGAAGATAAAACAGATTAAATCTTTAAAAAATAATTAAAATGAGATTACTCCCAGGACAACCTAAAGATATAGCCAATGAAAGTATTAGTAGCTATAACTTAATGAGGGCAGCAGTAGTTGACCCCGATATGATTACAACCGTTTATCGTTTGTTTCCCGAAGAAGCACCACTTACAGACTTTTTAGAAATAAAAGGTTTGAAAGCTAAAGGACTTTATGAAGGATTAGCAAACGGACAATACAAAGTTACAAAATCAAATGTGGTAATGTATCCTATAGCAAATACCAATAAAAGAAAGATGCGTTTCGTAGGTGTCTTTTCAAATGGTGCTTGTTATGCTTCCGATGCTTATCCAACAACTCCCGGTAAAGACCAGACCGAATTCTATGTTTACTTAGATTCAAATTGGGCTATACCAAAAGAAACTTTAGAATTAGCTGATAACAGAACATTACTTTATATTATAGACGACCAAGTTCCAGAAGAATATAATGGTTCGTTTAAATACAGAGTAAAAGTTGTTACCAAAATTAAAGCTACCTATTGTGATCCTATTCTTTTACAAGAAGGAATGGAATGCACTCCAGTAATGACAATGTACGAACACGATTTCTCTGAAACAGCAGGTGAGAAATACACTTTTGATGGATGGGGTCGTTCATACATGACATTACAACGTTTCAAACACTCATGGTCAGGTACAGCAGCAGCAATGAAAGAAGGAATGAAATGGACTATTCATAATGGTGAAAAATCATTCTTATCACATGCTGATTATCTTATGATGAAAAGAGCAGCTGAATATCATGAATATGCTATGGTATTTGGACAAGGTACTGTTGATGAAGATGGTAACATCTTAATGAAAGATACTAAAGGTCGTGAAGTAATGGCCGGTGATGGTATCATGTACCAAGGTGAAGGTGCTTTTGAATATCCTGTAAGTGTATGGAATATGAACTTCATTGAAGGTATCATGTCAGACATTGATTTAAGACGTGGTAAAGATGGACTTATTGAAGCTGTAGTAATGGGTGGAAAACAAGCAATATCTAACTTTAGTAGAGTATTAAGAGAAGCTGGTTTCACAACTATGAATAACAACGTTGAAGGTAGTGGTGCAAGTAAGGGCGTAAACAACTCTTATGAATACTATGAAATTGATGGTGTTAGGCTTAAATTTATCCGTTACCGTTACTTCGATACAATGCAACGTCCAAGTATTGACTTACCTGATGGAACAAGACGTTCTTCTCATGATGCAATCATCGTACCTTTGGGTGTTGATGATAATGGCAATAATGGTATTGAAATGATGACACTCAGAGGTGTTAAGTCTGGTACCGTTAAAGGTATTGATGCAGGTGGAGATATTGCTTCTTCAATTGATGGTAGTCACAAACATTTACTTTTCCAATCAGGTGTTATCTGTAGAAATAAGGTTTCAAGAATTTTCAAACCTGTTCCTACAAATGCTAACCCTGTATATTATGTACCGGCACAGTCCTAATTATTAATTTAATAAAAAATAAAGATGAAGAAACAAGTTATAGAGATAATAGCAATAGATAAAAGGTATATGGAAACTCCATATCCATTCAGACCTATGGAGGACTCGAAAATAGGAACATGGCTTACAGGTCAACACATAGATTCTTCTGATGAAAAAACGAAAGGAAATCTTACCCTCGATGAAATGCTGGGTAAGATTCCTCTTTCGGATATCAAAAGAGATAAGTTCCCTTATGTTATCAATCCTCATGGACTCTATCCCTTATGGAATAGACGTAAATTTGATGTTACCAAAGATAATGATGGTAAACCAGTTAATCCCAAAGACTTCTTTGAGTTTAATATGTTTAAAAATTATTCATGGATGGTAGCAAGTTCAAGAAATACAGTACGTCATGGTACAGATTATTTTTATATCAACGATGTAGAATCAATAGCAAAAGAAACTGTTTCTAAAGAAGATATGATATATGATGCAACCAAATTTATAAGAGAAGAATGTACCATAGAGCGATATAAAGAATTAGCCTTATTACTTAATTATAAAATTAAATCCTTTAACATTAACGTAGAGGGAATGACAGAAGTAATGATAAGAGCTAAACTTTATCAAGCATGTAAAGAACATCCCGAAGAAGTACTTACTTGTAAAGGTGATGAAAGCAATGATGAATTATTTATTCTTAAAGCCTCAATATATGGAATTATAAAAAAAGTAGGAGACGACTTCTATGATGGTCCTAAGTTTATTGGTAAGGGTGTAAAAGGAGTAAAGATATTCATGGCTAATCCTGAAAATCAAATGTATGTTGGAAAGTGGAAAACACTTTCAAATGAAAAAGAAGGTAAAACTGATTTAACAGAAAAGATACGTTTGAAAACACAGGAAGAATTACGCAATCAATATAAGGAATTATCATTAGAGGAATTAAAGAAAATGTGTGGTTCAAAGAAATATAAGAAAACAGAATGGGAGTATTTAGCTACCGAAGTAGAAGTTATTGATTATATGTTAAGTAAAGTTAGATAATTATGTTAACTACCGCAACACAAATGTATGCAGCGACATTGTCGGGGATTAAGAAAGAATCAACGGCAGTATTGAACCCAACAGAATGGGTATTACTTATCAATGAATGTTATCTTAACTGGGTTAGAGATAAAGCTGATATGGCAGAATTTAATCAGAAGATAATAGAAGATTTGCAACCTATTCATGTAATTGCAATATCTTCACCAACGTCAGGTAATTTGTTTACATATCCTAGTGCTGTGATGAAAACTCTTGGCATACAATTTAAGATAACCTATGTTAATAATATTTGTGGATTGACAGGTGTTTCTGGATGGCTTAAATCAAAACCGATGAGAGCCGATAATTATGGAGCATTATCATATTATAGTAACCCTAAAGATAATAGGTTATACTATAAAATTACTGGTAATGTTGTAGAATTAATAACAGGAACATCTTCAACTGCAAGTAGTATGAGAATAGAGTATATCAAATATCCTACAGCAATAGCTTTAGGCCCTCCTGATGTACCGGGCGAGATAAGAGCACTACAACGTCAAGAAATAGTGGACTTAGCAGTTCGGACATATTTAGAAAGAGTAAAAGAAGAAAGATATCAAAGCAATCTACAGGAAGATATGTTCCGTGTAGGTAAGAAATAAGTTTAAACAATTTAAAAACAAAAAATTATGTCAGCACAAGGCGGGAATTTATCCCAACCCTCAAAAAAAGTATTATTTAATGTTATTGATTCTTCAGCAATTGGTGCATATTATGATACTATGTTAGCAAAAAAAGTATTAGTATTAAAAGACCATGGATATAGTATTCCTTTTATATCAGGTGTAACAAAAGTATATGTTAGTCATACTACTTCATGGTTGCCTAAAGTACAGTTAGTTTCGCTTACTGGAAATATGCCATGCGTAGAATGTAACTATGACTATGGTTTGTCAATAAGAAAATCAGTTAAGAAACCAGGAGTAGATAACAGTGATTATTATCATAAAATGACTCCTTATTCAGGACTTATTACAAAACCAGTATCACAGGCAGCACCAAATGATCATCTTATTTCTCTTGCTCAGATATTGACAATGAAAGAAACTATCATTGAGCAGATTAATAAAGATTTGGGTTACAAACCTGCGTTTCCTTATGAACAACCCGGAACAATAGTAAAAGCAGGTAAATCGTTAATCTTAGATTCATGGAATGCTGCTTCAGCTATGACACTTAATGCAGGTTTAACAAGTCAACATATAGTTGCCGCATCAGGTACTATTGCAGGTTTTATTGCTAATATTAATGCAGGAACTACAGCATATGCGTATCAACATCCTACAGTTGCAACGTCTATAGTAATTATTGCACATGAAGATGTTAATTTTGGAAATACATTAACATTTACAAATACTGCAGGTACTATAGCAAATACAAATACTGAAATTTATATTGGTCTTATTGCAAAATATACTGATGTAACATTTTCAGTAGAGATGGATCCATTCTGGGGTACTAACTTCTTGGAAGTACAGAAAAACCGTTATTCTCAATTAACTTCTGATGAAGTATTCCAAACATTCAGTCATATACCTAATAATGGATGGTTAGCAGCAATGACAAGGAGTAATGAACCTGTAGATGCTAACTTTGTAAAAGTTACCATTATCAATAAGTTAGACCATTATGATTTGGTAGGAGCCAGTCATGCAAATTCATTCTTATCAGAAGTAGAACTCTATTTCAGAGAAAGTGAATTAGTTGATGTTACTACTAATAAATTCCTCTCAACAGACTACATGTCAACAGCAGGTGGTTATGATAAAGATTTTAATGAACTTACTGAATATTGGAATGGTACAGCAACCGGTTGGGCTGATGATGTAGCAGCACTTCCATACTAATATTTATTTTTAATTCAGTTGATGTTGAAAGAGGGGGTTGTAATTGTGCAACTCCCTTTTTTAATAATATTTTTTTATATTATTAATTATTGTTGTATTTTTGATTAAAATTTAAACTATTGAAAACACTACCCGCAATTATAGATTCGATTAAATTAGCATTATCTAATTATAATATCATAGATGATAGTAAACTTGATAATGAGTTTATAGCCGATAAAATTAATGATGTACGTGCAATACTAATTAATGATGAATTTGAAAAAAAGAAATCAGTAGATGATTTATACTACCAACGTACAGAATGTATAGAGGTAAAATTAGATAGTAATAAGTCATGTGAAGTAGAATGTGAAGATACAGGGATTAATGAAATATATGTTACCCTTCCTGCTTTGTTAACAAGAGTAGGATGGATAAACATTAAATATTTAGGAACCTTAGATTTAAATAAGAATTTTACTCGAAAGAGTTTAGCAGGTTTATTAGCAAGTAAATTCTCTAAATGGACTAAGAATGATACGATATATAGTGTTATAAGTATTGATACCGCTATATTACGTAATCTTTCATGTCCTATAGGTTTTGTATCTATGATAGGATTATTTGCTAACCCAGCAGATGTATGTGATTATGATGAAGGTACTGATATGTATCCGGTACCCGACCCTTATAAATTAGAGATGATAGTAAAACAGGATATTCTTAGTACTTATGGAATACCAAGAGATGAAAAGAATGATGCAAGAGATGGAACTAGTGATGGTCAACAACAACAAAGAAAAAGGTAATGAATGTTACAAATCTTAGATGTCGTAAAAGAGGTTGTCGTATCGTTAATGGGAATATTTATTTCCTTTGGGATCGTGAAGATGATACAGATAACAATGGAACCAGGAATGATATTCCGACGTTACTACCTATGGTTAACTTATCATTGGATAAAGAACTGGAGAAAAAAGGACAGATGGAAAAGATGGATATTGCATCCATTAGGATTATGCAGTATTTGTATGTCGCCCTATATATCATGTGTAGTAAGTATAGTATTACTGATAAAGTATGATACTATCTTTACTCCATTTATTGTTATACCATGGGTATTAATCTTAACATGGAAATATTATGAGTAGAGTACTTTTCACATATACAATAGAAGTAGATGATGTATGGTTCAAAAGATTTGAACAATATGAGTATACTGGTACTATAATGAAAGCAGTAGTATGTACTGACTGTGGTGTAAAGAATAAATATAAAGTAAAAAAACATTATCAAATAGAAATAGATGGTGTTACTTATGATATTCCCGAAGATGCAGTAGTAGAATATAACGAAACATATCCTTTAGAATATGTAGATAAGTTAAACTATCTTTATGAGAAGTATTCCGATAACATAGTAGATTATGTTAAAGAAACTAAAAGGTTATTAGGTATAGATACTACTCTTAAAGTAGATTATTCTCAGGCTTACTTAGACTATATGGAATCAGAAAAAAGATTTTTTGCAAGCACTAACGCTGCAGGATATAGAAATACAGAAGAACAAGAAAAAACATCAGCATAATATGGATAAACCATTATCATTAAAGAAACAAAGGCAAAATGCATATTTAGAGAAAAGAAGAAAAACAAGAGGTAAGATATTAGTATATTGGCAATATATAAGACCAAAGAGAGTTACGCAAAAAGATATGTTAGAATTCTTTTCAAATACTAAATATAACATAGATACAGAAAATAGAACTAAAAGATTTAAGACCGATGTTTGGGAGATATTTTATAGACTATTAATAAAAGATTTAATAGAACTTCATATAGAATATGAAATTACAAATGGTGCAGCAAAAGATGTTCTTTTAAAAATAGGGTTCATAGAGAAATTCTTAGGAAAGTTTTTCTTTAAAGAACATTTAAAATTTGGAGATAAGAATCCTATACGACATGTGGTAAGAATAGGGTGTCCGGAGAAACGTAAGGAAAAAGTATTTTATCATAAAGTAGTAACAGAATTTAATTTTGGAGAAAATAAGTCCAAAAGATTTAAAAAGAGTTTATGGTATAAATGCATATTATCAAGTAAATATCATAAGATACTTAAAAAATATATTAAAGAAACTAATACAAGTTATAGTAATAATTTCATAGCTTTACAAAATGGATAATAGCAAATACACAACATACGGAGATATTTTTGATAGGTTAACAAAACTATTTCCAAGTAAGATTATACAGGAGAGTGATATTATAGCGTGGTGTGCTGAATGTGAAACAGAATGGTGTGGTGATATAGAATCAATGACAACTTATCTTAAAGTACCTTTAACAGTAACTAATTTACAAACTCCGGTACCATGTAACCTTTATAGGATATTAGATGTTTATACATCTGAAACAGATCCTACTTCAAGAATATCATATTATAATAATGGAGCATATCTTAACTTTAATAGTGATATGACTGAAACAACAGTATATATTAATTATTTTGGTATTACAATAGATGAAGAAACAGGATATCCATTAATAAAGCAAGGACATGAGCAGGCTTGTGAGGCTTTTTGTATCTGGAAATTAAATTATGAAGGATGGTTGAAGGGAGAGATAGATAATACTAAATGGGGATATATAGATCAACAGAAAAGTTTACAAATAGACGCCTGTAAAAATGGATTTAGAAATATAGACAGAAAAAGACTATTGAATATTAAAACTATAATCAACAATATACAACCTTCATTATTAGGAGGTAATTTATATCATCAAGGATTAGGAGAATAAAAATGAAGCAAATAAATCAATTTCATAAGGGAGTAATATCTGATTTAGATAATTCTAAAGTTAGTCCTGCAAATTGGGTTTTTCCTACTGCAAATGTACGTTTCTTTAATCAGGATGGACAAGGATTTATTTGTACATCATTATCATCTAATCAGAAAGAAAGTCAAATAACAACAGGATATATCATTATAGGAGTATGTGAGATAAATGGAGTTGCTTTTATAATAAGTGCTGATTCAACAGGAAGTGGTACTGGTGAAATAGGATGTTATCCTTCACCTAAAAGTTATACTATAAATCCAGTAGTTCCTAATTCGGGAGGTGGATGGGAAAGAATATATAAACCATTAGTAAATTTTACCGGAACACATAAACCTACTGATATTAACTTTGACCCTATTACACAGAGATTAGTATTTAATACTGCATTACTTAATATCTATCCTTTTAAGCAGATAAGTATGTTTGCGAGATTAGATTATGATGATAGTTATACTTTATTTTTTACAGACTTTAATGAACCAATAAAAGCAATAAATACTGGCATATTGCAGAATGGAGGACTTAATAATCGGTATGTATGGAATGATAGTTTCCCTAATAGTGTAAGTCTTATACCGGGTAACAATGGACTTTTAAATCCAGAAATAGATTTAATAGAAAATGGAGGAGGACTAAAATATGGAATGTATATCTATTTTTTCCGTTATTTAGATATAAACTTAACACCTACAAATATAATAGCACAGAGTAGAGCTTGTCAAGTATATGATGGGAATTCAGGGGATAGTCCTACAGTACAAGGTGGTTATGGAGGTTCAGTATCTACCAAACAAGTAACTATACGATTAGATAATATTGATACTAACTATGCTTATATAGAGATTTATTATACAAGATATTATTCTGATTATACAAATAATATATTAATAGAAGAGAATAAATTAAGTCAACAAGTTCCAATAACTGGAAATAGTTGGCAAATAATAACACATACTGATCACTTAGGAGAAGAAGGTGCTGATATATCGGATATCCTTAAACAGACTGGTTATCTAAGAACATGTAAGGATATAACTCATTTTGGAAATGTATTCTATGGTGCTAATTGGAGTGGAATACAAAGACATAATGTAGCATTAGTAGATTTTGCTCAGAAAATAAAAATTTCTGCTTTTAACTTAAACATAGATGCAGATACAGATGTTATTAATAATAGTTTTCATAATAAACAATATAAAAATTATAAATTAATTTATGATAATGTAGGTTATTTTAGAGGAGAAGCATATTCATTTGCTATTGTATTTGTTTTTAAAGATGGTTATAAATCATTATCTTATCCTGTGAGAGGATTAGATGCTTATGATTTATTAATTTCACAAATCAATAATGAATACCTAAATCCTTTAAGTACATTAACTAATAACAAAGGAATATTTAGATTTCCAAGTAGAGAAAAAGTACATCTTTATACTGTAGATAAGTGGATAAATTTAATGGGAGCTAAATTTGATATGGGTGATTCCTTAACATTTTTAAATACAACTGTAGAAGGAACATGGATAAAGAATAATGTAGCAGGAGTCTATTTTACCAGAACAGAAAGACATGAAAATCTATTATATCAAGGACTAATGATAAGTCAATGTGGAACTGTTATTAATACTGTTGATTTACCTTTTTCTCAAAGATATGACATTGCCGATAATATACCGGCATTAATATTTAATAAGGTTACAGGTTCAAGTACAGAACTAATTTTTAATGGTCAAAATGCAGGAGATATAGCAGATAATAAGAAAGATACTGTTGCTCAGATTCCATTAATGTATAGGAACTATCCTATAATGGATACTGATAAAACGCATCCCGATCAACGTTATATGGATGAGAATAGAATGTTCGCTATTAAAAATAGTTATGGATTTTTTGGTATTGACTATATTGCTAATCCTGATAAAAGAATAGATGTTTCATTTATACAGGAATTGGGTAAAGTAGGTATGGAAGAATTAGATACAGAACATAATAGTCACTTTGTTAGACCTTCTTATTGGGTATATAAAATGAAGAACTTATCAGAAGATGATTATCATGGAACAGCATATACAAAAAAATCTGAATTATTTACTTCTGATGTTTACGATGTCCCAAAGAATACGGGACCTATAAATAAAATTAATGGAAAATATATTTCTTATACAAGAGACGCTTATTCTTTAGATAGTAATGATGGGAATAGTATTATATGGAATAATGATTCAAGTGATAGACATACAATAAGAGATTGTGCTACGTCAAGATATTTAGCTATAGAGACAACAAATAATGAACATACTATGGATCCATTAAAAGGAGATAGAGTATGGGATTATAATAATTCTATAGTAAATTTATATAAAAGAAATCCTAAAGAAGCCGGATATAATATTGTTTCTCATTATAATATTAATAGAGAATATTATCAAATTTCAGATATTTTTGATATAGATACATTAGCAACAAATATTAATGTTTTTAATGGAGATTGTTTTCTGCAAATGGTATTTATAAAACAAATGGGATATAATATGTCATGGTATGCTCAGTCATATGCCCTTGCCTCTGATACGACTACACAATTTTTTAGTAATACTGGTATAGAGCCTATTCCTTATGGACATGGAGTTCTATTAGGACTTGTTACAGAGAATGCTATTAATGCTGCTATGCGTTTTAATACTCCAAATGATATATACTATCCTAAGCAACCTAATTCATTAGCACATGTTATAACAAGTAGAAACCTAATGAATGGTGATGAAGAATTTTATTTTAATAGAGGTTATGACAAAATATTGTCGGTAATTCCTCATTATCTTTATGATCCTTATTTACCTGCTTATATTACAAAGAAACCAACAGCAATATATTATAGTGAGCAACATCATCCATATTCTTTTGAAGATAAATATAGAATTATAAATGTTAACTCTTTTAAAGATTATGATATAAGATATGGAGAAATTAATAAAATAGGTGTACTCCATGGATACTTATATTCTATTCAACGTGATTGTATTAATCAACATTATATCGGAGAAAGAAAGATTTTACAAGATGCTGACACTGCTTCACAGGAAATAGTATTAGGAGACAATCAGTTATTATCAGAAAATGTAAAACCTATTGCTGAATATGGTTCACAACATCAATGGAGTATAGTTCAATCGGATAATGCAGTTTATGGTGTTGATTTAAAAAGAACTATTATATGGCGAATAACAGGAGCTGTATCGGGTATAGGTAAAACAAGTTTACAATCTACTAATATCTTAGATGAAATGTTGAACAAGAAATGGTTAGCAGATATTAGAAAAGATATAAGTTCTTATTCAGATGCCTTAATATCATTTAATGATAACCCCGCTTTCAGAGAAGGTATTGTTTCAGGATTTGATAGAAAGAATGCAGAGATACTTATAACATTTATTAAATTTGACCCTAATGATAAAAGAATAAAACTATACAGGACATTAGTATTTAATGAAAAATTAAATATGTTCACTTGTGAGTATTATTTTAAACCTACATTTTATTTTACTCTCAATGATGATTTTTATTCTTGTTTTCAAAATACTTCACAAATTGATTTATATTTGCATAATATAGAAGGAAGTGATTTAGAATTATATGGTACAGATGTCGAGGCTATAATAAGTATTGTAGTTAATGGAATGGTAAGTGAACAAGAAAACTATGTATCTTTAATAAAACAATATGATGCAATATCTATTGATAGTCAGAAAACAGATTTTGAAAAAATAGAATATGAAACTAAATATCAATCATCATTACATAATTTTGGAACAGAGACAGCAAGTTTCTGGATAACACCTGTTTATAAAGAAGGTAAATGGATGTTCCCGGTAAAAGATGCTACAGCAACAACAGATGTTGATTATAGTATAGGTTCACAGATGAAAGGAGAATGGTTAAAGATTACACTTTATTATAAGAATAATCTTAGAATGGAGTTAAGGAATATAATAACACAATTTAGAATATCACATTCATAAAAATAAATATCATGAGTAAAGTATCGCAAACAGATAAAGCTGTACAAAACAGACAAACAGGCTATTCATTATTAAGAGGTATAGGAGGATTAATAGGAGGTCCAATAAAATATGCGTTCGATGGCACAGCAGATTTATTAGAACAAGGTATTGAAACAGATGATACCTTAGCAAAACAAGGAAAAAAACACTGGAGAGACTTTTCATCACAAGAGGGATTATCTAAATTATTGACAGGTAATGAGAATACTATTAATAGTGCTGGTGAGGGAGACTATATAGGAGCATTAACAACTGCTATGTCAGGTTATAGTCAATATAAGAATATCAGTGGTAATAAGCAAGATGAAACTATTAATAATGGTGGTGTTATAAGTCCCGATTTAGATTTTGGAGAAACAGTACAAGCTAAAGATGGTATAGTAATAGGTAATGATGAACCCCCTTATAAAACACAACCTATTACACAAGAAACAAATTTTACTAATACATTATTATCTAATAATTTAAATCCTAATTATACTGCATTAGGACAACAGAAAATTATAGGAAGTGAAACAAGTCCTGATAATACTATTAGTAAACCACAGAGAATGTATTCTATTCCTCCTCCTAAACAAATAAAAGATGATTTATATTCAGAGCAACTACCAACAGTTACAGTTAATAAAAATGAAGTAGATGCTAATAATGCATATAGTACTTGGAGAGAAGATTATGATAAGAATTTAAAGACTTCTAAAACTATGGCTAATATAAAAGCCGGAGTAGAAACAGCAGCATTACTATATGGACTTTATAATTCTTTTAATCGTAAACCTTCAGAGAAAGTTAAATTCAGACCTACAGAAGCACCACAACTAACAGACCCTTCATTAGCACTAAGAGCAGAGACTAATGCACAAATGGATAAATCTACTGCGATGCTATTAAGAAATATTAAATCTGCAGGTGGTATGCCTGACTTATATGCAGGAATAGGAGCAGCACATTATAATGCTTCTAAAGATTTAGGAATACAAGGAGCTAAAGCAAGTAATGAAGTAAAAAATAAGCAAGCAGAATTAGATTATAATAATCAAATGGCTAATAATGCAACTGCAACACAGATAGAAGCACAGAATATAGGATTACAGACTGCAGAAAATGACAAGATATCAGCAGAGAGAGCAACCCTATTAGCAGGTATTAGTAATTCATTTACAACATTAGCAAATCTTAAAACACAGGCAACACAAAAAGGTATAGATATGAAGATGTTTGATGAAGTAACAAAGGATATGGATAGTAATCAAAAAGTATTATTATTAATGCAAATTTTATCTCCTAATAATAGTATAGCTTTAAATACACAAACAGAAGAAACAAATTAATAATATGGGACTATTTGACGGACTTAGAAGTGGACAGGCTTTGTTAAATATGACACAGTTTGGTTCTGCTATTCAACTACCAGATGATACAAGAATGTATCAATTAGGTATGATGGGTGCAAAAAGTGGTGTTTCTGCAAAAACACCTAAGCAACAAAAAGAAGCAGCAAAAAAATATGAGTATATGTCAAATGCTCAATATGAATCTACTCTCTTTGATAATGCTTTACAAGATAAGAATGACCAGTTTACTTCTAAATGGTTAGCACAATATAAAAAAGAAGGAGGAGGTAATCCATCTACATTCTATAATAAGCATCAATTAGAAATAGAAAATGAAAGAAAAGATATCTTGGAAGCAAGTGCACGTAAGACAGCTTATCATCAACAGGAATTACAGAATAAAAAAACATACGGTGAAATATTTGATGATCCTAATTCACAAAAATTTATAGCTTCTAAGAATAGTGATGTTTTTTCTAATATGTTTAGCATATCTGCTTTTGGTAGTGAGGAAAAGTTAACACAGATGTCGTCAAGTAATTATGGAAAGATAAAACAACTACAGAGAAAGGTAATGCAGAGTTATGATAGTCCTACACCTTATAAGTTTACCAAAGAAGATAAAGAATTTTTAAAAAGTAGTATTCCTAAAGAATTACCATTAGATAAAGAAGATGATAATGACTTACAGTTATATCTAAAAAATTTAGAATTAAACCCTATATCTGTTTTTGATAATATGAATATTCAAGACCAGATAGGACCGTATGGTAAACCTTATGGACAACCTATTGATAAGGGTGGTTATATGACTGCTAATCAACAAAAAGATGTTGAAAATGCTTATACAGCACTTGTAGATTCAATACCTCCAATAAGTACTACAATAAGAAAAGGAGTACCTAATTCAGAAGAAGCAATAAGTGGAAAAGGATTTTATTATTCAGATATAACAAGTAAGGATAATAGAACTGAAGCAGAAAGAAAAATAAATTCTTATGTGCAAAGACTTACTACTAATGAAAGAGCATATTGGAATAGTGAATATATTCAGGCTGTTCAAGGTGGTATGGGATATATAGATCCAGAGACTAAAGAAACAAAATATGTATCTGATCTAACTCAGGAAGAATTTATAAAAGAAAGAGTATTATCAAAATTTAAATTAAATTATGAATATAAGAATATTCCTAATGTTCAACAGGATAGTGGTGCTTTTGGATATAATAAACAAAATCAAAAATCTAATTGGTGGTTTGCTAATTTAGAACCACAACTTAATGCTGATGGAACAAGGAATACTAATGCCAATATAAAAACATTTACTTCTGGTGAAGATGGTAGTTATATGGATTTTATATTAAAAGATAAAGGATTATCATTAGAATATAATAATAAAAAAGAAAAATTAACTAAAGATTTAGATAGTAGATTAAATATATTAGGAATAACAAAAGATAGTCCGGAATATAATAAAAGATTAGAATCTTTAACAATGAAAGCATTAGTAAATGATGTAAAGATTGGAAAGTTAGCATATAATGCAGATTGGTTAGATGATATTAATGATGGATTATTATGGCTTAGAGATGAGTGGAATAGTAAAGACCTTAAAAATGCGGTTCATCCTAAACAATCTTACTCAACAGAACAGAATAAAGCAATGATGATTAATAGTATTGAAAACCTTACTAAAGGAGATAATGTTCTTACTTCTTATCTAACAGGACAGATACCTCCTAATGATGCAGTTAATATGACCTTTGTAAATGCAAGTATGCGTAATAGAAGTTTAAAAGTATATGGTGCTAACATAGATATTAATGAAGATTTAAAAGGAGCTAATGTAACTCTTATTCCTACTAAAACTATAAATAATCTCGAAAATAAAAAATGGGATGGCGTAGAATCTAATGTTATAGATGGTTTCTTTAAAATAGAAGGAATGACATTTAAAGAAGTAGAAGAAGTTTTAAAAGAAAAAGGTCTCGATGAACAAGCAATAAAACATTTAAAAGAAAAAAGAGGATTTAAAACAATAGATGCTAAATTAGATGGTAATGGAAATGTAAAAGTTTCTTCATATGTACAATTACCTGCTCTTACACAATATGATGATGCTACTTATAATTTAGATATGAATTATCAGGCAGAAAAACTACGTTTTGAAAATCCTAAAACTGAAACAAAAACAACAGAAAGTAATTTAGCTCCATCAATAAACGAATAATTAACAATGGCAGATAATAATACACAACAAGTAGTTCCTACACAGGAAGATCCTCCTAAAGATAAGATAACACCATTTGCTTCAAGTATTGCTAATGGTGCAACTGTAGGAGACATGCAATATAGTAAAGACCCTATAGGATTAGAAAAGTTTGAAGATTATTCTAAGTTCGTAAAAAGTAAGAATCCTAACATTACAGATGATGTATTGCAAAAGACTTATGGAGAAGCTGTCAAATTATATGACGGCTATAAATCCAGTGAGAACTATTTGCAGAATATGTATATTCCTTTTCAGACTACTAATACTCCATTAAAATATGTAACTAATAAAAAGGTACCGGCAATAACATCACCAAAACCACAAACAGGAGAATATTTTGATGTAGCATTAGGACCAGTACAGAAATTTCATCAAGAAGAAGTTGCTAAGAGTTCTGGTATATGGAAAAAAGATGGACAGTATTTTTCCGGAGCACCACAGTCAAGTATATTAAATGGAGAAATACCTGTAACAGTATGGGATGAAGATAGACAATCTTTTATAACAGAGGTAATGCCTTTGAATGTAATGCAACCTACACAGTCAGTACAGAGTTTCTTTGGTACAAGGCGTATGGAAGGATCATTACTTGGTTCATTATTAAAAGGAGTATTAGATGGTGCTGTAAGTAAAATGGCAACAGGTTTATTATCTCCACTTGCAGTAATGGAAGATTTTGCTTATTCTATATCAGGACAAGAAAGAACTCCCGAAGGATGGTATTTTAATCAAGCCAATAATGCTGTTACCAATTTATTTAGTGGTACATTGGCTAAACATCAGAATGAAGAAGAAGGTGCTTTTGATAATCTTAATTCATTCTTATATTCTTTTGGTGATGGTATAGGACAGATAGCAAGTTTATCTAAGTTTGCACAAGCTAGTTATGGTGGTAGAATGAGTATGATAAACTCTATGAAAAGAGGATTAGATTCATCTAAAAATTTAGCAGCTAATTTTGCTATGCAATCTTCTTTGTTTGTAGGTGGTTTTCAAGCAGGTGGTATGATGCGTAATATGGCAATTCAACAAGGAGTGGATCCAAAGATAACTTCTTTAATGTTTATACCATGGGCAGCAGCTACTTATGCTTCTGAAAGAATATTTATGGCAAACGTTTATTTAAGGGATGCTATAGGTATGGATAAGTTTAATACACAATGGACAAAAGCTTATAATCAATTAGCCGGACCTAAAAGAGCAATAAGTACATTACCTTTTGCACAAAGAAAAGCAGGAGATAATATCCTAAAATCATTTTACTATTCACTTGACAATAGCCTACGTAAAATGGGCGAACATAAGTGGGGTAAATATGTAGCCATGGGACTTGAAGAAGGTGTTGAAGAATTAGCAGAAGGATTTATGGATTATCCAATAGATATTGCTTTAAATAGTCTTGCTGAATCACAAGGGGAAGCTACTCTTGCTATGTATGGCAATCATAAGTTTAATTCTGTATTACTTCCTGATGGAACTACAGAATATCAAAGAGAAAGTCCAATAGGGAATAAAGAAAGATTACCTTATAATATATGGAAAACTAGTAAGGAAGATGTAGATAATGCATTAAGATGGAGAGCAGGAGAAAAACCTTTACAACCAGAATTTTGGAATTGGGAAGAAGCAGCAATGGCAGGACTATCAGCACCATTTGGAGGTATGCTTTCAAATCTTGGAATGAAAGGACATGGTTCAAAAAAGAATAATGAGCAAAAACTATTTGCACAACAATATGTTCAAAATATATTGACACAAGTAAAAGATGGAAATTATGAACCAGCTATAGAAGCATTACGACAAGAAATGCTCGATGCAAAAAAAATAGATCCTAATATCTTTGGCCCGGGTATAGTAGTAGATGGTAAGGAAGTTGCTGATGCTCATATTAATATGTTTGTTGATGAAGTACAATTATTAATTAAAAGAGCAGTAGAAAATAATTTTAGTCAGGCAGAGTCTTTAATGACTAGTATGGTAGGTACTACACTTATGGAAGAAGCATTTGGATTAGTTGAAACTAAGGATACCCTTAAAGGAATAAAAGATAAACTTGAAAAGGGTGAAGAACTAACTCCAGAAGAAATAGAAGTATCAACAATAAAAAAAGAACAGTCAGTAGAGGAACAAACAGGAACAATAGATAAACAAATACAAGCACTTGATGCTAAGATTGCTAAATATGTACAACCAGAAAGTGCAACTAAGAAAACAAGTATTATGTACTCTTATAGAATACTTGATGAAAAAGTATTTAAAATATATGCAGAGAATAGAGTTAAAGGACAGTTAGAAGAAGATTATCGTAAGAAGATGCCTAAAGGATTATCTTCAGAACAGAAAGCAAAATATCTTAAAGGTATTGATGGATATGTAAATAAACATTTAGCTGACTCTACTGAGATTTATATTAAGAACATTATACAGAAAAGAACATTCCGGGACTTACTTGACTTAGTAGAAATACAATCACAGTTAGGTAGTTTTAGTGGGGCAGCATATAAACAAGGATATACTTCACCAAGTGAACATTATGTACATACTTCTAATGGACATGAAGCAGGTATTAAATATGCAGTAGAAAAATATAATGAAGTACTTGACCAACAAGAACAGATATTAGATAATCAATTAGATAAAAATATTGATACTCAATTAGCAAAACATACTGCATCGTTAAAATCTATTACTGATAAAGGAACTAATCTTACAAGTTTACAGACTAATTTAACCCAAATTAATAAATCTATACAGAATGTTATTAAAGCTTCTCAGGTAATCTCTAATGAAGCAAGAGTAACTGAACTTAATGATTATATAGGTAAAATAAGAAGTGAATATAAACAATTTAGTGAAGCAGTTCTTAATTATTATACTGAAGGAGAAAATATAGGTGAAGATTATGATTTTTATGATTTTATGCCAGATGAAAATTGGGGACAGAAATATGAAAAATCTAAAAGACTTACATTTGAAAACTATAATGAAGATCCTACAATAGGTAAACAGATAAGAAATGATGGTATTAAGGCTTTGCATTTTGATAGATGGGCAACAACACAAACTGGAAAAAATGGACAACAAGAACAAGTACCTGTTAATATAAGACAAACTTTAAATGATTACTATGAAAATATAGTAGAAAAAGGATTGCCACCTACAGAAAATATTGAAAAAGTAATTAATAACTTAATACAATTTAGGAGAATACTTAATGAAAATGTTAAAGGCTATTTAAACTTTACTGATTTTATTGATACTCTTAAAGGAACTAAAGATGAAGAACATAATCCTAATAGATTATTAAGTAATACAAATATTCTCTTTCCAGAAGAAAGAACAATGTTGTTAGATGAAACTAATGCTATTATTGAAAAGATTAGTGAGATAGAATTGTCTGAATCATTACAAGCGTATAATAAAGAAAAGAGTAATTGGAAAGCTGATATCAAATCTACACTTATAAAAGCACAATTAACTTTAGATTATGGAACTAATATAGATGAATTAGCTGAATATCTTTTATCATTAAAGAAATTATCTTTTGGTAATAGAGAAATAAAGAATGTTGATTTAACAGTTGACCGAAGTACTGAGGATTGGATGCTTATAGGTGCTTATTTATTTAGTTCTTTAGATAATAAAAAACATTTAATAGAATTATCAAGACTTATCTTAAAATCATTAGATAGTACTACAAGTAAAGAAAAAATTAATAATGATTTAAAAGGACTCTATGAAGAATTAGAAGCAAATAAAGATATTAATAAAGGTAAAAATAGTATGCCATACAACTCACTTAATGAGTATATGGAAAATGGTGCTATCAATATTAAAAATTCTGTAGACTATTACGATAATATAGGAAACTATGTTATGGACCCCGGAGCTCTTATGAATAGTAAAACTAATCCAAGAGAATACTTTGCACATAGATTTGCCTTACTCAATCAACTTTATAGACTTGCTAATGCTTCTACTCCATTAAAATATTCTGATATTTATAGAGCAGTTAAAGATCATCTTATAGAAGTAAGAGAAAATAAACTACCTTATTCTGTAGAACAGATAGATGTAATAATGCATGGTGTTATCTTCGCTATAAATCCACAAGATATTACAGTAAACAATAAGAATATATCTCAGGTAATGACTGAAAAGAATGAGGATAAGAGGTCTCTTACTGAGAATATTTTTGGTATTACAGGTATTGGTGGAGCAGGTAAATCTTCTATTATCTTAGATATCTTTGAAATATACAGAAAGATATCAGGTTTAGAAAAATTAAATATTACTATAATATCTCCTACGGTTGCTTTAAACAATGAACATAAAAATAGAGCCATAGTATTTCCTAACTTAAATATAACTACTAAGACTGTTCATGAAGCATTTATTAAAGAAGCTAATAATACGTCAGCCCTTGATGATATCATAATATTTGATGAGGCAACAGCAGTAGACCAATTTATTTTAAAAGAAGGTAAAGAGATAAACAATATTAAGAAAGCAGGTATATTACAAATAGCACAAGAAAAAAGAAAAGCTGGCAAGACTGAATTGATTTATTTACTAGGTGACTCTTCTCAGGTTGCATCTATTTCGTTTAATGATAACTTTATAGCAGAAGTATCTAAAGATAGAAGCACAGCTCTTAAAAATGCCCATAGAGTAGGTAATCCTTATACGATAGAATTCCAAGAATCATTTACACCTTTATTTAAACATGGTATTCCTCAAACTAATAATAATGCTATTATACCAGATGGACATTTCCAAGGTAATACTATCATAGGTACTAATATAAGAGAAGGTGTATTTATGAAGAATACACTTGATGAAGTTATTAATAATTTTTATGATGCAGTTAATACCCCGGGTAATGATGCAGTATTAATTTTTCAGACAGAACAACAAAGAGAATCTTTCTTATCTGATGAAAATAATAGAGCACGTTTTACTTCTTTTTCAGAGAGATTAAAAGTTCTTAGACTTGATGAAACACTCGAAAAGAATAATATGGTTTCTGGTTTATCGGCTAATATGGTTTTCTTTGCTTATGATCCTTATGCCTTTTTATCAAATGATAAACCTAAAGTAGAGAATTATGCTATTACAGACGAAAAACTAAGTATAGGTAGAGCAGGTTATACAGCAAGTACAAGAACAAAAGAAGCAGGTTTTATAATGTTCTATACTGCCAACTCTAAGATGATGGCAGATAGATTTACAGAAGTTAAAATAGAAGAAAGCAAATATGTTCCTGTTAACAAAGATACTTTAAATGAAAAAGTAAATACTCTTGTTAAGGATATGTCAGATATATTAGGTGATGATATATCAATACCTAAACCACCACCTGTAAGAGTTAAGTCTAATAGAACAGCATTACTATTTAAACCAGAAGATACAGAAAAAGCACAAGAGATAGTAAATGAAAATCATAAAACAAATAAAGGAAATAATTATGAGCCAACAGAAGGTGCTGTTCGTGCTTCTACCTTAGTACCTACTAAAGTAGTAAGTAAATCAACAGATATTATCCTTACACAAGAGATAGATACTAAATTACAACAAGTAATAGATGCATGGGTAAATCAAAATGCAAGTCCTCTGGCTGATATTTATGGTACTAACTTTTGGCGTCATACATTGTCTGCTACAATAGATGGACAGAAATATGAAGGACATCCTTTCTTAGTAAAAGTAATAGGACAAAAAGAAGTAGATAAAAAGATTATACCTATAGTAGATATATATATAAGAAAAGTAGGTATAGGTGCTTTTAAAACCCTTACACAATACGATAAAGAATTACTTACTATTTATGCAGCATTAGCACAAAAACAGGGATATGCAGTAAATAATTTATCAGTAGTTCAGTTTGTCAAAGGTGAACTTACTGAAATAGGTTATTATTATCCTGCCAATAATGGCATAATGACTATGACTGATACTGAAATTTCAGAAACATATACCACACTAAAGACTAATCAAAATACTAAAACCTTATTCGATACTATTAATAATGTCGGAGATTTAATAATTGATGAATCTGATTTCTATATTAATAAAAGAATACAAACTACTAATCCTAATATTGCATTAGGAATAAGATATATCAACACTAAGGATGGTGCCGATGTAGTTATCACAGAACAGAATAGTACATTTTTTGAACAAGGAGAGAAAAGATTACCATGGATTGCTTTTGATGATAAAGAAATGACTGTAGAGGAATTTGGTAAAATTTATAAACGTGGTGGTACCGGTTCCCAATTTAAAGAATTTAGTGAGATATGGAATAATGGAAATAATAATGTAATGCCTTTATATGGTAGTCATATACCATTAGTATTTGAAAATGATACTCAGATTTTTACAACTAAAAATTCTTATATAGTAAGAAAACAAATGATAGCTTCAGAGATTAAAAAACTTATTAATGAAGATATTCCTGTTCCTGTAATAGTATCTTATATTGCTAAGACTAATTTACTTGATGCAAATGGAACGTTAGAAAAAGACATAGAACATGTATTACAGGTAGAATTAGATAGAATAACTATAAACAATTATGTTGATGTCCGGGCAACTTCATTTAGGACTTTAAAGGGTTTATTAGAATTAGGTGATTTAAGTACTTTAGGTATTACTGATAGTGATGTAAATATATTAGGATATGTTCCTACTGTAGAAACTGATTATGAAAAAAGGGAAGAAAGAAGTAATGGAGAGGTAAAGAAGAATGCAATTAAATTATCAGCAACAGATATAGGTAATTACATCAATGATATAAATCCAAAAGAAGTAACTGATAAAATAGAATTTAAAAATGCTTTAGGTGAAGATGATTTTCAAGGACAGAATATTGCTTTCAATATTGATAAATTAAAATTTATTAAGTCTCTTGCCAATAATCCAAATAAAAAAATAAGTACTACTCTTAAATCAGTAGAAAATGGATATGCTTTTTATGATTATAAAAATGAAGCAATAACTTTAAATAGTTTACTTTTTCAAGAACGATTATCACAATCAGGATTTAAGTTAGTATCTGATGAATTAAAAGTACAACAAAAATATTTACGTTCAAAGAAATTAGAATATTATGTAAAAGTTGAAAGAGTTAATGATCCGACTACAATAGTACAAATTAAAGTAGAACCTAAAATAATAGAAACAAATAAAATTATACAATTTATTAATAATGTTACTGATAAATATATAGAAGAAATTGAAAAACAAATTAAAAATGAATTAAATAAGTTAAAACAAGAACAGAAAATAACAAAATCAGATATATATCGTGAAACATATAAAAGTATTGAACAAACAGAAATGTATAAGTTCCTTGCTATGAATATGAATAGCTTAGAAAAGTTTATTCCTAAAGGTAGTGAGGCTCGAGTATTCTTTCAGATAGTTACCAATACTAAAACTAATTATAATAACTTAAAAATATGGGGTTATGATTCTAAGTCTTTAACAACCTCAATGAAAAAGATATTAGGAGAACTTAATAAGTCTTTAGATGATATCGAAGCTAAGTCTGATGTTCCTATACTTTTTGAAAATGTATATGGAACAGTAGGAGTTATAGAAACAGAAAACTTTACTACCAAAATGAAGTTTATTACTCAACCTAATTATTCAGTAAGCAAAAATGAAAATATTGATATTAATAATAAGGATTATGTAGAACCAGATTTTGAAGACCAAGGATTTTATGGTGATAATGATACATTAGTAGTATCAACACCAAATCTTATTCAGAATGAAGTAGAGGTAAGAGAACAAATACAATCTGTCATAGGTAAAAGAAACTCAGAGTTTGTAGATGTATTCTCTAATCTTATTATGAAATATGGAGATAATGCCAGGTTAATGGGTATGCTTGAAGATATGCGTATTAAGTTATATGGTATCAATGGTATGTTCCAAGAGAATGTAGGGAGACATGAGGGGATGCATTTTGTATTAAGACATCTTCTAACATCTAATGAATTACAAAAGGTATTAGAGGAAGCTACAATAGAAATGGAAGCAAAGAACTATAAAGGTAGTGTCCATGAATTTATAGCCGACTCATTCCAAAATCAAAAGATAAGTAATAAACCTAAATCATTTTTCAGAAAATTTGTTGATGCTTTCAAAAGATTTCTTAATTGGGTTGGTTTATATAATTATGGATTTAACGAATTCTTAAAAATGGCAGAAGTAGGTTATTATAGTAAACGTACAGCACATTCAGCAATATATGATCCGGACCTTATGAAAGTAAAGAACATATATAATTCTCAGGCAGTCAATAAAAAGGTAGAGGATGCTTTTCCTACTTCTGATATTATGCAGATAGCAAAATATGAAGTAAGGCGTCATGTAAATATGTTTCTTAAATCATCAAAGAATGTTGAGTCTCGTGGTTTTGATTTAGTTACAGCTATTTCTCATGCTTATAAAGTATTGAATGATAAAGCTGAAAAAGTTAGATATGAAAAGTTCGGCCCCAATGATTTACAATTACGTGGTGAGACACAAATGTCATATCAGGATGTTCGTGATTTAATTACTAATAATATTATTGGTTTAAATCTTAATTCAAAGTATGCATCAGTTGCTATGATGGATAAGGATATATTTAATAATATAGTTCAACAGGTTTATGAAGGACTTGATGTAGAAAATAATAAAATATTTGGTACTCCGGTTATTTATGGAGAGGATAATGAAAGTAAGAATGCTTATGCAGGAATGAATTCTGATGTAGAAAATGCTTTGACTAATATCCCTATGTTAGTGCCAGCTCTTAATAAACAAAAAGAAGAAATTGAGAATACTTATAATCTTAGAGGTAGTGTTCCTTTTGGTGATGTCAATCAGATATTCCAAAGAATAGTAGAAAAGATAAGTAATCATAAAAATGCCTATGATATTACCTTTAGTGATATATTAGTAGTCTTAGAAGAAATGCAAAGAGGTTCTATAAAATCAACTGGTAATAAAGCCACTAATTCTAAAATGAGAAGGGATATCTATTTAAGTATTCTTGTTGAATTCGGTAATAGATATGTAAACTCTAATACTATTTCTTCTGAGAAGTTAATGGGTAAGAGATTCCTTGTTGAAAACATGAATGAAAATTATCTTTCTAACTATTCCCGAAATATAAAAAGTAAATTAGTAGCATGGAAAAACTTAGAAAATGCTATTGCCTCAGTATATAGAACAGGTAAATCAAAAACTTTCTATAAAGCTAATAATGAAACTAAGGTTTTACAAAGTCAAGGTACCAGAACAGAAAATGATTTAAAGAAAAAAATACAAGATTCATTACAAAGTAAATTCTTTACTCATACCGGACAGATTACTAAAGAAGCAATAAGGATATCCTCTATGTACGATTTTACTGTTAATGCTAAAAACAGACAGGAAGAAGCTTTTATTATTACACAAGATGGTGAGAAAACTACAAGAGTAATAACAGAAAGTGTTGCAGATATAAGAAAAATGATGCAAGACCTGGGAGTTCCTTTCCAAGATAAGATAGGTTTTAGTGATTTATATGAAAGAAAAGATTATCGTGATAATCTTGTAACTATGCTAAAGTCATTAAAATATAATGTTTTATTAATTGAAGAATTAGAGAAATTAGATGTCGATAAAAGAGTGGCTGCCATAAAAGAAAAAACTAAATTTATTATGACCTCTGGTAATAGAGATTTAATATATCTTCATAAAAACATTACATCTGGAAAAGAAATAAAGGGTGCTGAAGAAATACGTAGTGGTATGGTAGAGGGTGAAGAAAATAGTAACATGCTATTGAATACTATGAAACCTCATAACTACTATGATTTTATTGCTGAATTAGGAAAAGATATTTTTGAATATATCAATATCTCTGATTCTGTTGTGACACTCTTTGCAGGTAGAACATTCAACAACCATAACATGACTTCTCCATTTGATATAGCCATGGGGAATATGGATACTATTGATAACAAACGTAATGAAGTTTTAACAGCATTAGAACAAGGAATAGAAACACCACTTGCCGAAATAAAAAAAGATGGTACTATAAAATATAACAATGCTCTTTTAAAAGATAATGGACTAAAAGCATTTATTCAAGAGTATGGTACTTTAATAGGTGCCGAAGAAAACAATAAAGAGAATGTTACTAAAGACCTTACTATGTCGGACTTTATGACTACTATCTTTGAAACTACTTTCTTTGGTAATTTGAAGCAAGGTAAACATGATAGAATGTCAGTACTTCTTAACCCTTTTTCTGATAAGTCAAGACGTGAATTAATGAAGTTTAGCATTAATGAAGGACAAAGTGAATTTAGTCAACTTAATAAAGTAATAAATGATAGCAACTTCAATACTAACAAGTTTATTGATATTACCCAAACTATTGTAGATTATTATTCTAAGTTTTCAGCACAAAGAGAAAATGCTTTGTTAACCACATTAAAAAGTTTAGGTATTAAGATAGATTCTAAAAATTATAGTAATGGAGTTAAAATAGATAGTGCCCAAGTAAAAGCAATAGAATCATCTTCTTTAAGAAGAAATACAGATTACATTATAAATACTTTAAATGGAGTATCATATTTATCTGCCGGTAATGCTATTGTTTTACGTAACACCTTATTTAATCATAAGTTTATTAATGATTGGAATACTAAGAATAAAGGAGAAGTATTTAATAACTTAATACAGGAACAGAGTAAAGACCTTATAAAGTATATGTCGGATATAGACTATACACCTTCGGAATATGTAAAGAATTATTATAAAATAGATAATACTAAAGAGGTAGTACCATTTAATGAAAAACATCCATTGATACAATCATTTGTTGCTTCTACTTTATTATTCAATGAAAGTTTTTCTCACATACAAAGAGCTCCTATAACAAACTTTAAGAATATTGTAGACTTCATTAAACGTTCTGCTAAAGATATAGCTCCTATGATACCTATTACCCCTACGAAGGGAGGTATGAATAGTACATTTAATGTAATGCATATTGAAGATTTGGGTGCTACATTAAAATCTTATAATAATGAATATAATGATGAGTTAGCAAGTAATGGTATGGGATATTTAAATCTTATATCTATGAGAAAAATGCAGATATCAGAGGGCGGAGAATATGGCAGAATTCATTTTGGTGCTATAAAGACAGTTATAACAGTTTTTGATTCGGTAACAGCAAGGTCATATTATATAAAACATGGTTCTGTAACAGCTACAGAGAATGAAATATTCAATAAACGTTCTAAGTTTTGGATTGACATGAATAAATTCATGCTTGGTGAAAACGTTTGGAATAGAATAGTAGAATTATATAAAGAGAAGAAAGATTTAATGTCAGCATTAGATACAGTTATTGCAGAAATTGACGAACAAGGAATTGTAACAATTGATTTACTGGCACCTTCATCATCTGTAAAGATAGAACAATCAAATAAGGTATTCTGGAATAATACTAATGGTGAAGTATTAACAAGAGATAATGCAGTATTACCTTTAGAACAGAGAGAAGAATTATTAAATCAGAAATTAGTATTACCTACAAGTTCTTTAGGACTTCAATCACTTACACAGAAACGTGCTGATGAAAAACAAAAAGTATTAGCTACTCAGTTGACACGTATAATAAAATTGTTTAAAAATAATGCTTCGAGAGCTGATTCTATTGATAGAATTCTTACACAGAATATAGAATTAGCTGCTACAACCTTTTTGGACTTAACCAAAAAAGGTAAGGAAAAAGAATTTAAAGCATTCCTTAATCAGTTAGCTAAAGAAAAAGTAAGTAAAGATAATATTCAGAGACGTGATTTAGTTGCTCAATCATCTGTAACTCCATTAGATGCTGCAACAACAAAACATATTGAAAATATAATATCATATTTCAATGATGCTTATAAACTTACAATGACTGGTTTTGATGGTGTTCAGATACCTTCTTATAATAACTACTATTTTGATAATACGACAGGTTCTGTTCATACTGCCGCAGAATTAGACCCTACTGGTAATACACTCACTGATGATTCAGTAGGAATGGATGGTTATACAAGGAGAAAGATAAATACAAGACACTATGAGGATACTAACAATATCTGGTTAACAGTTGATGATTTAAATCAAGTAAAAACTAAAGGATTAGAAAGTCTTTTAAATAGTGGTATTAAATATGTGCCTGAAGAAGTAGCTATTGATTTTCCTTTTAGAAATAGATTTGGTATGAATACCAATACTTCTTTAAATGAAGCAATGACTATAGTTACCAATGCTGGTAGTAGAAATATGTATCAGGCATGGAACAAACGTTTAAGTAGAGAAGAACTACAAAGTCAATTTATCAATATTGCAATACAAAATAATATTCGAACATCAGACAAATTATTTACTATTATCCCTAATGAGGGAATAAGAAATTATATAATTAGTCAATATGAGAAGAATAAACGTCAAATAGTAAAAGGGACTGAACATACTATTCCGGTCTTATTTAATGTTGCTCTTGAAACAGTAATAGATTATTACCAAACATTAAATGAAGCTCTCGATGTATTAGTAGTAAGAGTACCTACAACGGGTTCTGAAACAGCTTCAATAGGAAGGATAATACATTTTAATAATGGTATGGAGAATGCTGTAGAGTTAGCACCTGAGAAGAATACTCATGATGGATCTGACTATGACAACGACCCTATACAAATGTATTTTAGAACTATATCTAATGATGGTAGAATTGATAGAACAAGTGAGAAAGGTGATGGATTAAGTAATCAGTTATTTGATGTATTCCAAGGATATTATAATGACTTAGAAAACTCTGGACTTATTCTTTCTAAAACTAATACTGAATTTACAAAAGCATTCTTAGAAGATACAGGAAAAGATGATGCTAAAGAATTTCCAGATACTATGAGTACACCTACAAGTATAATGAAAGCAATAAGTATTACTGACTCCGGGAAAGGTATTGTAGGACACTTTGCTAATATGATGGTGTTTCTTTCTGAATTATTTTCATTAAATCCAACTGCTATGGTTAATGGATTAGATGAATCTTTACAGATGTATGATAAAGATGGTAACTATATTGAACGTTCACAGGAAGTATTACTTGCTGTTATTCAGGCAGTAGGAGAATATTTAAATTTAGCTACTGATAATGTTAAAGAATCTGGTGCTTTAGGAAGACTTAATATATCAGAAATAAATACTAATCTTATCTCTGGTTTACTTCTTATGTCTAAGAATGATAATCCTGCTACAATAAGAGAAAATATATTGAATAGTTTAAAAGATGATGTTATTATTGAGGCTATGAGAATTGTAAATAATTCCCATAATATGAATAGTAATAAAAGAATTACTCTTAAAGATGCCATAGGTATAGCAGCAAAAGAAATAAGAGAAGATAATACTTTAGAACTTGAAGATGTAAGAGGTACGTTAGGGGATATGATTAAGGCTAAAAAAGAACAAATTCAGGGAACAGAAGATAAGAATGAAATAAAATCTCTTAATAAAGAATTACGTGCTCTTGAATCACAATATGTAAATGATGATTTTATAAAAGAACAAGTCCAAAGCAATATGAAAATTGTTATGGAGAATGTACTTAAAAATTATATTGGATACAAGGATGCTCAAAAGTACAAACAAGATAATGATATAAAAACTTTAACAGAATCTATTGTAGGACTTAAAGCGGAATATGATGCATTAATAAATACAGGACAGGTTAATGATGAAATGGCATTTACTATCAATGAAAAGATAGCAGAACTTGAAAAGATACAATCTAAGAATTATACTTCTCAGACAGATTATAAAGCAAAATTACAAGGTTTTATTAATTCTACGGATATTGTTAAAACAATTTATGAAAGTCTTAAATCTTTAGAAGGAATAGGTAATCTTGAAATTTATAGAATGTATGTTTATAAAAACTTAGAAAACTCTATAAATAAAGCAAAGAAGAATAAAACTGAAATAAATGAAATGGTTGATGGTCTTACTAAGTTTATGGGATTTGGAGAAACAGCCGACTATAAAAATCATGCTAATAACTTTAAAAACTTTTTTAGAAGATTATCATCTAAACTTAATATAGATGAATCATTAGGTGAAAATATTATAAAGTATCAGGAGGCGTCTTTATTAGGGGAACAGCTACAACGATTTGGAGAGTTTGCCAAAATGCTCAAAGGTATTGATGGTAGAGTAGAAAGTTTACAGTTATTGATAAGAAATATCGAAGAAGCTACTGGATTTAATACCATAGAAGATCTTGTAAATTATATTAATAAACCATTTGTTTCTCATACAGTAGGTAATCAAATGGCTAACCTCTCTATTAAATATTATACTAATAAAAGTGATGATAGTAAAAGAGATGAAATATTTAAAAGAAGTCATATTAATATTGCAAATATTGTCCATAACTATTCTCTTTATAGAAGTTATGTCAATTCTCTTTATGCACAAAAATTAGCAATAGAAAAGAACTTCCATGAGTTTGCAAACAAAGAACTTCGTAATGCAATAGTAGATACTACAGGAATACCTTATAATGATGAAACTTTTCAGAGACTTAACAATGCTGTATCAAAAGTCTATGATGGTAATATTATACGTGCTTTAAGTGAAAGTATAGATTATGATAAATTAAATCTTAAAATAGCTGAAAATGAAATATATAGAGCAAGTACAGGTACCGCAATAGAAATTGATAAATTTGTTAATAGCTTTCCTGAGACACATAAATTAATTATGCAGAACTTAGGAGATAAAGCAGGAAGATTTTTAAGAGAATTATCTGTAACTACTACACAGCAAGGATATCCACAGATGCAAATATACAATAGTAAATTTATTGAACAAGATACTAAATTTATTCTTAGAGAATCATTTGCTCGATTACCAATAGATATTCAGAAATTGTACTCATTATACCATTTAATTGTTTATGGTAATAGTACATCTAATGGTACTTATAAAGAATTCATACAGGTAGGTAATACTGAAACTGGGTTTGAAAGTCTTTATAAAGAAGAAAATATAAAAAAGTATGATGTTAAGATAGAAAAAGACTTGTCAGAAAATCTTATGACTGAAATACTACTCTATAATCATCAATTTAAATTAACCGATTATAAAACAAAATCAGAACTTAAAGATGATTCTAATAATAAATATACCAGAATAAGACAAAAGAAAGGTAGAATATTAGGACTTGCAGTTACAAAAGATGAAAAGACTAATTTCTATTATCCTACAATGCCTCTAAGGAACAATCCTCATGGACTTAATACAGATAAGAATATATCTAAAAGTATGTCTAAGTATATCTATTTTCCTCTTTCTAAAGAATCTTTAGATATTCTTAAAGATAAAGGTGAAGTTGTTATAGACTCTTACAATAAAAACCTTAGTGTAATTGCTAAAGGCAATTCAGAAAGATATACTACTGTAGGTGATATAGTAATGACAAGTGCCGGAACAGCTAAAGTTATCAGTGGAATACAATCTGAATATGAGGCAATAGAAAATGGAGCAAAAGTAACTAAGAAAGCTAACTCTATGCAGAGTGTTACATTAAAGCTACAGGAAGATGTATCTACTAAACAATTACGTTCTAAAACTAATAAGTTATTTGCTAATAATGTTATAGAAACATTTATGAGTATTTTACAAGATACTTTTCCTAATATTAAATTTATTGCAGACGATACTATTGAAGGAATAGGAGAAATAACTAATGGTATTTACTACTATAATCCTAATTTAGTTACATTAGAAAATCAACTACATGAATCTGGACATATTTATACTCTTTTAATGAAAGAATCTAATCCTTTACTTTATGAAAGAGTAATGGAACAAGCCAATAAGATGGTAGATGAAAATCATCCTATAGTACAGTTTATTAAATCACAGGCAGGTTATGATGGTTATCAGGGAGATAAACTATTACATGAAGTAATAGCCACTATGATAGGTCTTAATACGCAAGATAGGGTAAATGCTTTTATAGAAAAGAATTTAGTAGGCGATCAATCATTTATTAATAGAATGTTTACCGGAATAAAAAATATTATAGGTAGAATAACCAATTTTATAAATGGTTTATTAAAAGGTATTGGATTAGTATCTAATGTAAATAGTTCTATTGATGAATTGGGTTTAGATATGGTTAATCTTATTTTGAATAAAAAAGTAAAATTAGAAATAGATACAGAACGATTACAGCATCTTATGTTAATGTCTGGATATAAAGAAATCCACCAATTATCAAATGCTAAAATCAATAACTTTAAGGACCTTAATGCCTCTCTTTCTCCACAGAATATTATTCCTGAATCGTTAAAAATTACAGAACTTAAAGAAATTAATTTAACGATAAGTGCTTTAGAACAAATGGAAGAACCTTATTATACGTTACCTAATGGAGATAAGGTAGATTTTACTAGAAAACCAAGAACAGAATGGGCAAATATAATTGCTAAAATTATTAAACAACGTACCGAAGAAGAAATTAAAAATAGTCCATTTGACATTACATTAAAATCATTAAAAGCCGGTGGTACTATAACAGACTTTAGAGCTAATGTACCTAAGAATACACAAGGAGATTATCTTTATGATTTAGAAGCATTGAATAGATTACGTAGGATAATGATGCGTTCTACATTTGCAGTTCCAGAATACTATTCATATAAAGAACTTAAAGAAAGTGAAGATAAAGTGTTAAGAGATTTATATGATGAAACTCTCGATACTAATGATATCATTGTATCAGTATATAAAAACAAAGTAGATAATAAGGATAAATATAATATTTCTCTTTATCAGATAACTAATAAAAGATTTTTTGATGAAGAAATTATAAAAGTACATGGTGTTCTTGACCTTTTTGAAAGTCCTATGAGCCATGCAAGTAAGGGAATAGAATTAAAAAGTATTTATAAAGACCTAAGTCATATTAAACTTACTCTATTAGCTAATAAAATAGCTGAAAGTAATAGGAATATAGGTATTGATGATGTTAATATAATACAACTATATCCTAATTCTACACCTGTAGTATCATGGACAGAAAGACAGCATTATACAGAACAGTTACATAATATGCTTAAAAGTACTTCCTTTAAAGAAAAGTTAAGTCCAGAGATGCTTAAACTATTTAGTTCAACAGCATATAGAGATAGTAATTATTCTTATGGTGATGTACTTAATGCAGTTTATAATGAGGCTTATAAAAACAGAAAAGATAACTTAGAGGAAAAAGCAGTACGTTTTACAATAGAAGGACAGGTAGTAGAAAACTTTGATGGTTTAAGTAACCATGATAAAATAACAGTATGTAGACAGAGATTATCTAAAATCTATTCTGAAATGGATAATAAGAAAATATCAGATAGAGAAAACCATGAAATATTATTTCTTATCAAAACTATATTTGCTTTAGATAATAATGGATTACCACAGGAACGAATGAATAGGATGAAGGACTTACAGACAATAAATAATATGACTGCTACACAATATGCAGTACCACATGAAGTCCTTAGTCGTATCACTGATGCTACAGAACAATCTCATATGAGTGTAGTACAACAGATTCTTAATTTTAATAAGAATGGATTTACTGATTTTGTTAAGTATTTCAGACAAGATGTAAAATTTGAAGTAGTTGATAGTTCATATAAAGCTTATGATAAATTATATGTCTATGAGAATGCTAAAGATATGCAGGGTAATAATGTAAAAGTATGGACAGGTAGAGTTGCTTGGACAACAGATGAAAAATTAGATCCTGTAGGATATAAATATGCTCAGGAGCTCAACAAAACTACTGAAGGAAAAGAAATATTAAAAAAAGGTGCATGGTTAGTTAATCAGATAACTAATATGTACGCTAAAATGATAGTACATAAAAAACATCAATATGGACTTCCTTATACTATAGAACAAGCTATTAAAGAACTAGGTGAAAATAAAAATATCTATAATTATAATCCAGGTACTATACCATGGATGTATCAGACAGTAACAGAAAAGATGGGTAAGTTTCATATTAAAGATGCTATTAATCTTACTGTAGAACAGACAGCAAATGCTATGGAATCTTTTGAAAACTTAATGGGCATATATGATAATAAATCGGGTACAGATTTTCTTGATGAAATGCCTGATGCTTTTTTCAAACAAATATATACAGGTTCTACAGAAACACTTAATAAAACTAAATATGGTAAAAGAAGTGATATAAAGAAACATTTAGGATTAGGTTTTGATGAAACTACTAATGACTTGATATTGTTAGATCCAAAAAGACAAGATTTAATATCAAAGGATTTAGAGGTAATAATGAAAATGTTTGTTCTTTCAATGGAAAGAAAAATGGAATATGAAGAAAATGTATTACCTGTTATTAATGGAGCACGTTCTCTTTTAAATAGAATGAACGAAATATATGAAGGAGATGAAATATTTGACCAGAAAAATTCTTTAGAATATCTTGATAGTTATGTAAGAAGTACTATATTAGGAAAGAGATTTCAGATTAAGTCAGCTAAGGCAGATAAGATAATAACTAACGTATCTAATACCACTTCTGCATTTGTTATGTTTGCTAATCTTAATGTAGGTATATTAAGTTTAGTACATAATGGTATGACAGCATTTATAGAAGGTATAGCAGGTTCAGTAATACAGATGATACAACAGAATAAAGAAGGATTATACTTTAATGTAGGTGATCTTATTGCAGCTTCGGGTGATGTACTTAAAAACTATAATCTTTTGAGTCAGTTAGGTATGGAAAATCAGATATTTAATTCTACTGATTATGAAATGGCAACACATCAAGTACATCAAGTAGGAAAGAAACACTTTATAGGTTCTCATATGGCTAACTACTTTAACTGGGCAGCTGATTATTATGCAAGAGGTGTTGTTATGGCAGCATATATGAGAAATCAAGGTATGAGAGATTCAGTATCATTAAATGAAAAAGGAGAATTAGTATATGATATTACTAAAGATAGAAGATATTATGGAAAAGATGGTATATCACAAACTCCAGAACAGATAGCAAGATTAGCATTAGCTAAGAATGAAATGTTAGAAAGTGGATTTATTAATAATATAGATGATGCAATAACAAAACCATTTTTCTTTAAGGAAATAAGAGTAATAAAAACTATAGCTAGTAATTATGTTACCGGTGCTTATAGTAGAAATGAGAAAAATCTTATGGGCACATGGCTTGTTGGAAAATTATTCAATACTTTTAAGACATTCTTTATGACAAAGTTTAATAATGCAGTTCAACAAGGAACTTATTCAGAAGGATTAGGATATGTAGATTACTTTAAAGATGAAGAAGGAAATACTGTTGCTAAATGGAAAAGAGTATATATGGAAGGCTATTTTAGGACAATGATGAATGCTGGTAGAGATTTATTCGTTAAGGATCAGAAAGTATTTAGCAAAGAATATTGGACACAATCACCACATAAAGCAAGAAATTTAGCAAGATTTATGACTACATGGTTAGTATGGATGGCATCAATGTTATTATGGTCATTACTTACTGGAGATAAAGATGATGATAAACCTATTTTAAGAACAAGACTTGTTAAGAATTTCTTTTATGCTTCAGATTCAATATTAGTAATTCCTACTCTATTAAGAATGATAGGTAAGGATTCTACATTTGCAGCCTTTAGTATAATGAATAGATTTATAGAGGGTATCTTTGAAATGAACTTTAAAAAGATAAGAGCATCATTACCATTAAATAGTTTAGTATCAACATCACAAGATATAAAAACTATGGTAGATTATTATGGTGAAGAAGAAAAAGAATAATATTTAAAAATAAATTCATAAATTTGAAAAAAAATAATTATGGCACTAACTTTAGCATTAGATATAACTACATTAAATTGTAATTATGTTGAAATATATGATAATACTGGATTATATAATGTAACTACAAACCCCGGTGGTTGGAGTGATTTAGAAGTTGCTCCTTATCCTACCTTACGTAGACAGGATATTACATCAGCAACGATAACAATAAAAAATCATATAACAGGCGTAGAGATTACTGATTCACCATGGGATATTACAGCAGTATTAACAGGAGTTCCGGGTGCAACATATCCTTTGATATTTTTACAACAACAGTTAGTGATGGTAGATGGTATATATGAAATTATATTAACTGTATCAGATGGTACTCAAGTAGGAACATTTACTACTACATACAAGAAATACTTTTATTGTACTGTAGTTTGTTGTGTTATGACAGGATGGATAGCAATGGAAGCAAATTTATGTAATCCTTGTGATACTTCTTATTTGACAATAATGAGAATGAAGCAAAATTTATATGATACATTGAAAGCAGCAGAATGTAAACAGGATGATTGTGCATTTAATAATGCATTATTAAGGCTACAAAGGTTATGTGAAGGATTAGATAGTTATAGTGTTTCACCTTGTAATTGTAATTAATTATGACAACAAATAATAATTGTCAGCCATGTAGTGAATGTGGTTGTACTCCAATTCAACAAAATGTAGGCCCAACAGGAATAGGAATACAAAGTATAACAAATATTCTTGACCAAATGGTTATTACTTTAACTAACGCAGCAGTTCTTTATATTCCAATACCCAAAGGAGATACAGGAAATGGTATTAGTAGTATAGAAATAATAGCATCTGATTTGGTTATTCATTATACTGATTTAACAACAGATACAATTGCTTTACCTGCATATCCGGATTATGTATTGCCTGCAACAGCAGTAAATATAGTAGATATAACTACAGGAGATGATATTAAAGAGATAGTAGATCATATTATTAATTATGCTGAAAATAAAACAGTTAATAAAGAAGATTTAATAAAAGATGGAAGACATGAATTACCATTTAATAATTATGCTTCTTCTGTAGTAACTAAGAGTAATATAGGTGGCACTATAATAGAAATGGATGCCAATAATTATTATATTGATGGACATAGAATTACATATGCTGCCTCACAATTAGACCTTACAGATGATAAAGATGATTATATTATCATTGAAAAACCTGCATGGACATATGATTTTATAGCAGTTGCTACAGGAGGAGCAGCACCTGTAAGCACAACTACCTATACAGTTATTGCAAAGGTACCAGTCGCAGGAGGAATACCCGGAACATTAGTACAGATTATAGGTACTAATCCTGTTATTACATCAATGATAACAGATTTGGCTATTACATCAGCTAAGATAGCTAATAATGCAGTAACGTTTGGGAAAATGCCTGTAATGCCACAGCATAATTTACTTATAGGAGATGCTGCAAGTACTGCTTCATTATTAAATATGATTATAGCTTCTGCAGGTGTATTAGCACATGAATATGTATTTATGATTTATGATGCTGTTATAGGAGATACTACAGCAAAGATATTAGGAATAGGAGATATCTATAATGAACAATCAGGAGTAAATCCTAATACATTTTATTTATTAATATATCCTAAATCAATAAGACCAGAATTTCTAAATGCAGTAGATAGTACAGGAGCAAAAGTTAATGTTAGAAAAGGAGATATATGGATTGCTAAAGATGATATGGGTGTAAATCCAAGAGAAACATTATTTGAAACATTAAGACATCCGGGAGTAGCAGGACAAGTATTAGTTACAACAGCAACAGGATATGAATGGCAAGATTTAAGTGGTTCTTAAAAATTTATTATTATGATATATCAATCAGAAAAAACAAATCTTATAAATGCTCTTAATGATTTAGTAGTATATTATGGGAATAAATATGCAACCGGTTTAAAGTATGGTATGTGTAAAGAAGAACAAAATCTATTTATAATATCATCATATTTAAAAATGTTAAATCATTATAATGTCCTTCCAGAAGAAATGATAGAAATATATTCATTCTCAGGGGGTGATATTGTACTTGGAGATTCTAATCAAAAACCTGTTTATTTATCAGGAACTATTGATGAAATAGCATTTGAAATTATAAATCAATCCTTATCTGTTTCTATTTCAGGAATATATAATAATCTGTTATATATAGGTATTGGAGTCTCTTTATCACCATACAAGAAAATAAAATATGGATATCTATATAATAGATGGGCAATAACAAATATTCATCAAATAACTTCTAATGCAAGTTGGATAGTACCTTTAAATACAGACTATGATACATTGATGAATTATATAGGTTCTGCTACTACTGCAGGAGGATTTTTAAAAAGTATTATAACATCCCCTGCTTTAGAACCTTCATGGACTGCACCTAATACAGCTGCTACAGATACTTATAATTTTAAGGGATTACCTGGTGGTTATAGAGATGAGTTAGGAAATTTTTATCATAAACAAAGTATTGCTCATTTTTGGACATCTACAGATTTTATGGGTTTAGGTATAAAGAGACAAATGATGTATAATTTAGCTCATTTTACTACATCTGCAATGGCTAATAAAAACTTAGGTTGTTCAGTAAAATTAGTACGATTAGCATCTCCTGTAGAATTTTTATTAGTAGATGGGACTTATTGTGCTGATTATATAGGAAATAATGGTCAAGCATATAGAACTGTAAAAATAGGTACTCAGGTATGGACAGTAGAAAATCTTATAGAAACAGAATATAGAGATGGTACTTCAATATTAGAGATAACAGGAGATGTTTTATGGGTAAATGATCATACCGGTGCTTACTGTTCTTATGAAAATGTTGTTGCTAATGCATATAAGGAATTATATATAGACGGAGATGTAGAAGATGGTGTTTGTTCTACTTGTATATTAGATGCTGTTAATTGTGTAACTACAGAAGAAATGTATAAGTTATATGATGAATACTATTGTGTGAATAATAATGTAACTGAAACAAATATACCATAATGTTATATTTAACAAATAGAGAATTTATATCATTTTCCTATAATAATTATAGTGAATTTCTTATTGTTGTTATTACAGATACCGGAAATGTTTATAGATTAGAACCTATAATAAGTACTAAGATAACAAAGAATTGGAAACATGATTGGCATTGGGTATTACAAAGTGATATTAATATTATAAATAATACTATAACGTTACATATTGCAAATACTACAGTACATATTACATCAGCAGAACATACCAATCTTACTACTATATTAACAGCTTTATTACCATTACCTACAGACATTACAAAGAATTATGGTTATACTCCAGGAACAGGATGGGTAGAAGCAACAGGAGGAAGTGGAACAATACAAACAGATAATGTTACAATAGAAGGAGATGGAAGTGCTTTAAGTAAAGTAAGATTAAAAAACTTATTAGATGGTAAATATTATGGTATATATAATGGTACTCTTTATGAGTTATCAGATGTTGCAATAAGTAATGATTATAATGACTTAGATAATTTACCAGCTATTCCTGCGGCTCAGATACAATCTGATTGGAATCAGGCTAATAATGTTTTATTAGATTTTATTAAGAATAAACCTACAATCCCAGCAGATACAGGAGATTTAACCAATGGAGCAGGTTTTATTACTGGGGCGGATGTTCCTGCAACTGAAACAGACCCTATTTTTAGTGCAAGTGAAGCAGCAAGTTTTGTAGCAGGTGATAAATTAAAACTTGATGGTATAGAAGCAGGAGCTAATAATTATACACACCCTGCCACACATCCTTTAAGCATAATTGACCCCACAGCCACCGCAGCAGACACACCAATAGCAGCCTCAGAGTTCCACTTCTGGGACACTGTTAATCTGCTATGGAAATATATAACGTGGGCTAATATAGCAACAGCTTTAGGACTTGCTATAACAGCAGGGAAAACACTAACCGTTACAGACGACACAACGCTTAATGGTGGCACTCATTCAGGCAATAATTCTGGCGATCAAGTAGGTGATGGGGTTACGATAACAGGTGCAGGTACTATTGCTGACCCATTTGTGTCAGCAGAAAGTACAGGCATTCAGACAATAGTTGACGAGAACGGCAACGATATGCCTGATGAGTTTAAATTAAAAGTCAAAGGTGGTATTGCCACTGATGATGCTGGAGTCAAAATAGATATAGACGTTCAACATTACCCACAACAGTTCAGACTTACACTTGAGACAGGTGTCCCTGTATCCACAACAGTTCAGACAGCTAAGACAGTGATATATCTTACTCAGTATTTGGGTGGGAAATGTACTATATATGATGGTACTGATTGGATTACTTACCAACTTACAACAGACTTATCCATTAACCTCACTGACTCACAAACAGGTATAACAACCAATGGAAGCAAGGTTATAACAGGGCTTACAGATACATCTCAATTAGTTGTTGGTATGGAAGTAACGGGAACTGGTATTGCTGCTGCATCTACAATAGCAAGTATAGACAGTTCTACCCAAATCACAATGAATAACAATGCCACAGCAGATGGTACAGTTACAATCACGTTTAAAGTCCCTGCATCAAAGGCGTTTGATATATACCTCATAAAAGGAACATCGGCACCAGAGTTAAGAATGGTATTTTGGACTGATTTGGCTACACCAATAACAAACTCACTTGTGAATGGAATGGAAGTTTCACCTACGGATAACACATGGTTGTATGTAGGCAGCGGAGGTACTATTACCACAGCGGGTCAGATAACCATGTCGGCAACTATATTGTTATTAAAAAATAAATTTAATATTAAAACAAAAAGAGTATATAGAACTTCCACAACGTCTCATACTTACAATAATTCAACATCAAGGAAGTGGAATAATGACAATAGCACAGAAATAGTAATCTTATTATTGCAAGAAACAATAACTATTGGTCATCAATCAGCTGCGTTTGATGCTTCAAGTGCCTATGGTGGTTTACAAATTGGGTACAGTATAGTTGGGGTAGCGGTTACATTTTGTGCTCCTCAAATTCTTACTTCATTTAATGCCACTTTAAGCTCGTTTGGAATTATAAATTATACAAAGGGGGTATATAACTTTTATGTTGGTGAAAGAGTTTTTTCTGGCACTGTAAATTATTATAACACAATTTTAAGTATTTTAGTAGAATTTTAATTATGAATATAAAAAAATTACATACATCATTAGAAAAAGGCTTACCAATTACAGGCATAGACCAGAATGCAGCAATATCATGGGCAATAGATCCAACACCTGAGCAGAAGCAAGAAGCACAGCTAATCATTGATTCTTTTAATGAATTAGAACCTTCTTTAGAAGAGGTTTTGGAAGCAAGAGCAAAATTACTAACTGCAACAGATTTTTTTGAATTGCCAAGTCATGGAGAAATAGAATGGATTGAATGGCGAAAACAGATAAGAGCAATTAAGACGGTCATCGACTTTCCAATTCCACCAAATGAAAATGAGTATTGTTTAAAAGGTATTTGGGATGTCGAAAATCATAAACCAAAATATGAATAATATGCAAACAATTATATTATCAACAGTAGGATTATTTTTATTTTCATTATTTTTGATATGTTATTTTATATTTAGGGAGGAACAAAAATGACTAATGAAGAACTGGCAGCTCTGCTGTTACAAAGATTAGACAATCGTGAAAACGATTATAATGAATCTATTAAGGCAATGAATTTTAAATTAGATAAAATTCAGGAGCAGACCACAAAAACTAATGGACGTGTTACAATTTTAGAAATTCACGAAAAAGAATGCCCGATAAAAGACGTTCAAAAAAACACAGAAATATTTGCGTTTTTTGTTACCCATCCAAAAATATTTTATTTTTGTGTAGCATTAATTGCAACTTTAATTGGTTTTAATTTTATTGACATTGTAACAACTTTGATAAAATGATACTACTTATACTCTTTGCCTGTCTCATAGTCGCAGGTGTAATTTCAATTATTAACAAATATAAAGAATATTAAATTATGGAAACAATCACAACAGCTCTACAGTCAATACCGCAGCAGGATTACTTCTATCCGATAGCGGTTGTAGTTTTTACTTTTTTCACCTTACAATTAGGCTTTAAAGGAACGCCTAAATGGTTTAAAATTGTTATCACTCTTGCGTGGGGGGTAATATTCGGTGTTATTTGGTTTTATTCTGCAAAGATGCCAATACATTTAATTGTAGTTTATTTTGGTTTTGCAATGGCTTTCTATGACAGGATATTAGCAAAGATATTGACATGGGTAGGTATTAATTATGACAATGGGAAGGGGTTGCTGTAATGTACATGTACCCAACAGTAACACCATATCGAATAAGTAGTAAATATGGCATGAGAATACACCCTGTAACTAAACAGAAACGTTTTCATAATGGAGTTGATATTGCCTGTCCTATTGGTACTTTTTTAAAAAATACTATTGCATCTGGCAAATGTGTTAAAATAGGTTTTGACGATTTGAATGGTAACTATTTAAGAATTGAACATGATAACGGCTTACTAACTTCTTACGCCCATTTGTCTAAAGTCATTGTAAAAGAGGGTAATGAAGTTTCACTTGGTGAAGTATTTGCATTAACAGGCAACACAGGACTTGGAACAGGGGCACACGTTCATTTTAGAGTTAGAAAGTTAGAAGGTATTATATATAAGGACACAGACCCCGAATCATTGTTCACCTACAACACCGAGTTAACGTGATTTGCCCCATTTGCCATAACTGGCTAACGTCAGGATATTGCTTTGACTGTGATTATTTGGTAGTTTTTAAAAAGGCAACTTCACTTTGTCTTTATTATCCTTAATTTCCGGCCACTCATCTTTAATCTGTCTTCTTATGGCACGCCGAATAAATTCAGACACATTTACACCGTATTGACTAAGCTTTTCTAATGATGATTTTTGTCGTTTTGTTAACATTAAAAGTTTTTTTTCAGTGTATTGTAATTCTTTTGGTATCATATAGTTATACTATTTTATATATATAATTGTTGTATTTAGCAAATAGTTATAAACAAATAAAATTATTCGTCTATCTCAATAAAGTGTTCCAGTTGGTAATATCGTTCATTTCCATTATCGTCAACCAATTTATAATCGTTGTCATCTTTATTTATTACGTGGTATGTTTTAC